TACGAGAAACCACGTAATCACTGGAAATGGATGCAAGAGAATGTTTCCATTCCCCTGTATTTGCTTATGGAGCGCCAGGAAGTCCCAATGGGAATTAGATATCCCATTGAGGATGTGATGGCTATGCTTCCACAAGCAAGGCGGAAAAAGGTGTTCTCGAGTTCGTTTGACTATCTCATGGGTCTTGCGATCTATGAGGGATTTGAACAAATTGAATGCTACGGTTTTGAGATGGGTTCGGACACCGAGTATAGGTATCAACGAGAGGGTGCGGCTTATTGGATTGGTTATTGCGATGCGAAAGGGATTGAATTAATTCTTCCAGAAAATACCGCATTGCTACGAAACAAGATGTACGGCTACCAGGGAGGTAGCATGATTTATCGTCAAGATATTGAACGGTTGAAACAGGCTCGACAACAGCAGAAAGTTGAGGCTCATGCTCGTCTTTCTTACTTCGAGGGACAGATGAAACTCGCGGTTGAAAAATATGGTGAGAATAGCCAGGAAGCGCAAGACATTGCTAAGAAATGGCAGGACCAATATGAGCTAACACTGGTTATTCACGGCGCACTTCAAGAGAATGAATATTTGCTTAAAGAGATCGATCTAGAAGAACCGTCCGAGGAACTTACCAATCCGATGATGAGAATTCCCGTATAGAGGAATGAGGATTGAAATATAGCAGAGTACCATGATAGGAGTGAGTAATGTTCTGGCGTGTTTATTATGGAGATGGCACAACCTTTAGCAACGAGGATGGCTTTGTATACAATGTGCCTACTCGTAATGTTCAGGTTATTGTTCAGCACTCCAAAGAACACGGCATAGAACTAATCTCAAGCACAGACTATTATATTTGGAATAACAATCGCTGGTATGGTGTTGATCAGTTTGGATTATATGATTACTTAATAGATCCTGGATGGAAACGTGTTCTCTTTGGTCGTATGCTCACTAAAGAGGAATATAATGCGATCTGGAGTCTGGTTTCGGAAGAAGCCAAAGAAGAAAAAACCGCATTCGAAAAATGGGAACGGAGGCCGAATGAGTAAGTATATCTATATTTCTTGTTTGGGTGTCCGTTTGGATGATAACGACAACCGTATCACCTTGACATGGATAGGTCCAGATGAAATCGAGCGTACTTATTCGGTAAGACAAAATATACTGGATCAGTATACAACTGCCGAAGAATTGAAAGCCGCAATTGATCTATGGACACAAGTGAATTTGGGATATACCCTTGATGATCTGTTTATCCATCTAAATAGGGATGGTACTTTCGCGCTTGCTACAGGCGCATTACTGGATGTGTGGCCCGAAGATATGCCCGCCGAGGGAGTGTAAAGCATGGGTGCGGCTGTTACTAATCAAAACACCTTCCGGTTCAGGGAAGATGATGGTAATGAAACTGGTGCATCGTGGATTGATGCACAGGGGAGTAACATCAATCGCGGAACTGGAACGGCCAATAAGTTTCGCGTTCGCAATCTTGTTCAAGAAACAAATAACGGTGCGGCCAACGTTCCTTGGCCTCTGTGGGCAAGCTATAATGGCGGCTCTTATTTCGTTGTAACCACCACAAGCTCATACGTTCAATCTGTTGCGCAAGTGGAACAGTAACCGATGACACGCTTACTACTGCTCAACTCACATTTTCTGGATCGTTTGTTCAAGGGAGATTTGACAGCAACGGGGCGATGGAAAACAATACCATCCTCAAATCCCAATATTCGGAGATGGAGTATTGTGTTTTCATTGTTAACGATGATGTAAATAACGGCGACACTATTGACTTCCGTACATACGAGACAGTAACGGCACCCGCAGATTCATATACCGCAACTGGCAGAGTCACAGTAACAAAAGCCGCATCCAGCAATCTTACAGTAGACGATGCCTACGTAACTACGCAAGTTGATCCAGTCTCAACAACGAAGTCAGATACGCTCGTTATCGCAGACGCATCGATAGAACCGAATGCAGATAACGTTATAACCACCAAATCGGACACATTAGTAATCGCTGATGCCAGCGTTGAAACGCAAGTAGACGCTCCTACAATAACCGAGATTGGTGGTGCGGTTGACCTTACTGTTGACGATGCGTATGTGACTACTCAAGTGGATGCGGTTCAGACAACGAAGTCCGACACTCTTGTTGTCGATGATGTTTATGTAGAAACTCAAACTGATAATATAACAATTACAAAGTCTGATACTTTATCTGTTGCAGATTTATATGCTACTACTCAAATGGACTCCCCAACCCTTATTGCTCCACAAGGGATAATAATTGAAATCCATCTTGAAGAGGATCTTTCGGAATTTACCAGTACTGTCACAGATGGGGGTGATTTATATTGGTCTGCTGATGCTGCACTCGCTGGTTCTTCTGGCGGCATGGCATGTTTTATTGATGATAACACGGAAATTTATGGCGTAAATAGCTTTACTGAAATATCCTCCGGTATTTGGCGCACTAGATTTTATCTTGATCCTAATAGTATTGCACTCGAAAATTATAGAGGTGTAGGATTACAGCAATTTCGGTTGTCTGGAAGGCCCATAGCAACAATATATATCGGGAATCCTGGCGATGGGTCACATTCTATTTTTTCTGGTGTTTATGATGATAATTCGGTTTGGCAAAATACATCTTGGTACGCTATTTCGGATGAGGAACATTATGTCGAGGTTTTATTTGAGTCGGCTACTGGTGAAGATAGCAATGATGGTATCATAACAATATGGATTGATGGAGTCCAAAAGGGACAAAAAACTGGTCTGGATTTATACACCTATGGCAAAATTGATACGTCCAGATTTGGTATTATGAATCCAGGATCATCAAATGGGACTGTCTATCTTGACGAACTAATCGTCAACGATGATGGCTCAGAGATTGGACCGGTTGGTGGAAGCGGAACAACATTAACCGTAGCCGATGCCTGTGTAACCACGCAAGTTGACGCCGTAAACACAACGAAATCTGACACCCTGGCGATAGCGGATTCTTACGTGACAACGCAGATAGATGAATCGGCGGTAGCAGAGGTTGAGCCAAGTCACACAATTATTGAAATTCACCTAGAAGAAGATTTGAGCGAATTTACATCCACTGTTACAGATGGTGGAGATTTATATTGGTCAGCCGATGCCGCACTCGCTGGCACTTCGGGCGGCATGGCATGTTTAGTTGATGATACAAATGCCATTTATGGGGAAGCAGTTGTTACACCGGCCAACACCAGTGGAGTTTTACGCTGGCGTGTGTATCTTGATCCTAATTCCCTAACAATGGCAGATGGGGATGTGTTCTATATTGCTGGTTTATATAATAGTAGCAGTAATGAGATTTGTGGATTCCAATTACGGTATTACACCGCCGGAGGTTATCAAGTACGTGGATTTGTAACAAACGATTCCAATACTCAGACTGTAGTGAATGTATATATCACGGATGCTCCGCATTATATAGAAATGATGGTAACGAGGTCAGATGGCGGAGACAATGGCGCTTGGAGTTGGTGGATTGATGGAGATGCGCAGACCGGCGCTAGTAATCTTGATAATGATACATTTTTCGCAAATTTCTCATATATCAGAATCGGAGCAATTGACAAATTAGATACTGGAACGCACGACACATTTTATCTTGATGAATTGATCGTCAACGATGACGGCTCTGAGATTGGACCGGTAAGCGGTGGAAATAACTTATCAGTTGATAATGCTTATGTAACTACTCAGGTAGATCCAGTATCTACTACAAAATCAGATACACTGATTGTATCAGACATATCCGTTGAAACTCAGATTGACAATGTAGCGGTCACGAAATCGGATACCATCTCCATTTCTGATTCAAGTGTTGATACACAGGTCGATCATGTATCTACAACAAAGAGTGACACACTCGTTGTTTCTAATGTTTATGTAGAAACTTATGTGGATGCTGTAGAAATAAATAGTGCGCAATTCTTATCTGTTGATGATGCTTATATTGAAACACAAGTTGACCAAATATCAATAAGCAAATCAGATACGCTAGTAGTTGCAAATACATATACGGATACGCAAGTTGATGAAGTATCAATTACAAAATCCGATACGCTCGTTATCGCCGATGCCTATTCAACGACACAAGTAGACAGTCTAAATCTTTCTGGATCTACAACATTATCTGTCGATAATGCTTATGTAACAACACAATCTGATAATGTTGAAGTACAAAAGTCAAGCTCTCTATCTGTTGATAATGCTTATGTTGAAACACAAACAGATAATGTGACCGTAACTTCGTCAACCACATTGTCGGTTAACAATACCTATGTAACAACTCAAGTAGATGGATTATCGGTAACAAAGTCTGACACGCTGATTATCAGTGATAGTTACGTTACAACCCAAGTTGATTCTTTTGCTGTTTCGTCACTATCTGGATTAGCGATTGATAATGTTTATGTTATTCCGGCGCTTGATAATCTGGTGGTCGTTCAACATCAGACTCTCGTAATTGATGATGCTGAACATGGAAATACAACTGATGGCAATCTTGTATTTATTCAATATCAATCGCTTTCAATTGACGAAACTGTTCACGACAATTATACAGATGGTCCAATTCTTCCTGTTCAACACCAAACCCTTGTAATTGCGGACACTGAGCATGGACAAGAATCAGAGGATGGATTAGTATTTATTCAATACCAAACTTTGGCAATTGATGATACCGAACACGCCAATTATACGGATGGTCCGGTACTTATTCCAAAAACACTAACGATTCAGGAAGCACTTCATGGTCATCTTGTTGATTATATTGTCTTTGATGGATATGATGTAGTTGGAGTGCAAACCAGCAGAAAGTTGTATCTTGGAGCCTATAGAAGAATTAGATCGTTTGGTAATAGGATGTAATAAACATGGCGCTATCATTTAACATAAAATCAATTCCATCAAGATTTTCGCGCTATAAAGCTATATCCGATTCCGCATTAAGGCATCAGGTCGATTTTAAGATAAAACAGGTTGCAGAAGGTGAGCGCCTTGTAATGTGGAATAAACTTCACGAGCTTACAAGTACATGGAATCATTATCCAGGTTTTACATACAAAACAGAAAGAAATGGTGACGAACTCAGAGTCACGGTGAGCACAGATGACGAAATATTTTATTACTTGGATCAAGGAACGAGCGTAAGATATGCTACAATGACAGATGACTTTGAGCCAAAAACATCTGTTGGATCTCTCAAAAGTAGCAGGGGTGCTGGCGGATTGGCGTATGTAAGCACAAAGAACCCACACGAAGGAATTGCCGCACGCAATTTCTTTGGCACACTTGCTGATGAAAGAGAAAAACCGTTTGATGATAATGTTGAAAGAATGATCAACAAAGTAATAGATGATTGGTGGAATTCTTTAGGATAGGAGAATAAATGTTATTTCCAGAAGATATTCAGGCGCAATGGCTTTCTGTCATTCGCAGGTTACAAAGTAAAGCAAAAAGTGAGGGACTTGCTGTTCTTACTATTAACATTCTGGTTGATCAGAATGGTGTTCCTCAAGCGTGGACAGAACCCGTTCAGACGAAAATAGAGCCCAAGAACGCATCATCGGCCATTTTATCTCTGTTTACCGGTAAAATATCTCATTGAATGGATACACGCACAAGTTTTTATGATATAATCACAAATGGAGTACAATATGGATCAAGATAGTACAGAACAAAAATCCATGAATGAAGAACTCAGTAGCATGTATCGAGACATTGTAGATAATTGGGGAATCACTTCATTCTCCGATCTCGAAAATGTAGATCGATCAGAAGATGTTATTGACGATCTAATGACTCTGCAAGCCATAGCCGGGATCATGCTTGGTAACATTCGTGCTTATTCTGACGATAAAATAAGCGCCGTTAGAAAAATGCTAACCGAATATGATAGCATGGCGATGGCATTGCTGGACGAATACGAAAACCGGAGCGATAACAAGGAAGAACGAAAAGTTATGTTAGATGAGTTATCAAACCTATTTAATGTATTCAGGTCAAAAGAGAAGAAATACAAGACTGAGGGCGGCGTAAAATACAGCGCCAGCGACTATCTTTATGTTGGTGACTCAAGCAAACCTTCGACATGGAAACTTCGTATAGCAGAAGGGAGTTCGGGACATGTAACCATAGCTCAATTAGGACGCGCCGCCGCCGCATTTTCAAGTGGCGGATTTCGTGGAAATAAAGTACAACTTCCATCTGGTGAGGCTGGAAAGATAAAGGCTAAACTACGAAGGTTGTACAAAAAGTTGGGTGCAAAGGATGAAGATATTCCAGAGAGTATTAAAAAAGAGCAACCGTTTATGTTGTTTAAGGATGCACTTGGGAATTGGCGCTGGTTTGCACGGTACTCAAACAATTATCGGGATAATGATCGACCTGCTGAGATTATTTCAAAACAGTCGCATCTCGATTTTGTAAAAATGGTTGATAGTGGTCAAGCACCCATGCCGGAACTTTGGCATTGGCACATCCCTGGAAGTAAATGGGGTGAGGCCGATTGGGTTGCTTATGATGAGGACAATGGAATTGCGATGGCCGCTGGTTATGTCCTTTCGGGCCACGAGAAAGAAGCTGAGGCTCTTTCTGACCTTATTGATAGCGGCGAATTTGATCTTGGCGTATCTCATGGAATGCCAAGGCCAACGGTGAAGTATGATAGCGCTGATGACTCGATCATCGTTGCGCATATCACTAAAGAGATCAGCGACTTGCCTCTTTGGGCGGCGGCAAATAAGCTGACGAGTTTCTCTATATTCAAGGAGAAGGATATGGCTGTAATTTCTGCACAAAAGAAAGAATATCTGAAAGCCGTAGGTTTCTCCGATGAGGCTATTGAGGACATTGAGGCCGGTAATAAAGCTCTGGCTGAGTTTGCAAAGCAAGCGGAGATCGAATCGAAAGAAGCGAGTGAAAATGAGAACGATGAAGCTCCCCAAGTAGATGAAAATCAAGCAGAAGCTGAGGCTCAGGAAAAAGAGCAGGAAACGCCAGCCGAAGATGTTTCAAGCGATGAGACAAAATCTGATGCGGAAGCCGATGAGCAAAAAGAAGGCGCAACTGTAGCGCTTGTTGGTGCTGTAGAAGTGGCCGATGCAATTGCTCAGGTTTCGAATGCGCTTATGGACGAGATCAAGTCGTTGAAGTCTCAGATCGATGACCTACGGAAAGAAAGGGATGAAGAAAAGGAAAAGCAATCCGCCACCCCGGATGAATATGTTCCTACTGCATCTCTGGCGGCAATGATCGCCAAACAACTGAGTGCTGTTGGATCGAAAGAAGCGGCAGTACACAAAAACTCTACTCTGGCTAAGAGTGGTCCTGACGAGACACCCGTTGAGGACGAAACCAATACCCTCGTGAACACTGGTAACCCTGTCATTGACAGTGTAATCTCCGGTGTGATTGGAAGGAAATAAAATGAACCCTGATGAAATTTTAGCTCAATTGATTGAGGGTCAGAACGCTGTTCTCAAAGAGGCGGCGGATAAACTAAAGACGGTTGGGAACTCACAAACTGCAAACAAGCTGCATGGCATCAATGGTTTGTGGTCTACTCCGGGCCTGGACCGTGAGGTTATTACTGCTCACGTTCGTCCGCATGGCTTTGCGAGTATGCTACCTGCACTTCCATCCGTCACGGAAGATCCGCGTTTCGCATCTCTAACCGGGATTACTGAAACAACTGGCACTCAGCCTACCGAGCCTTGTGATGACGCTCCTTATGCGTTTATGAAAGGCTGTAACCTGACGGCCCGGTTCGGCATTCTCCGTTTCGATACCAATACCATTGACATCTCGCAAACGTTCCGTCAAGTGAACCGCAGTGATTTCAAGGATCTGGTTTTGCGCGGACGCTTGCTTGGCCTGACTGATCTTCATCCCCAGGAACTGAGTGAATCTCAGGTCTTGGACGTGCTTACAAAAGCCGAAATGGTGGTTGCTGGCATTAGTGCCGAGCGCGAACTGAGTAAGCAAATGTGGCAAGGTATTACTACGGTTGCCGGGAACTTCCCTGGCCTGGACGTTCAGATTGCTACCGGGCAGAAAGACGCTGATTCAAGCGTTCTGTGTCCTGCTCTGGACAGTGATATCAAAGACTTCGCTTATGATCTGGTTGGCGGGGATGGGCGCGACATTGTTGAGTATCTCTCGATGTTGATGTTCTACCTTGAAAACAATGCTATGACGATGGGTCTTGATCCCGTTAGCTTTGCTATCGTGATGCGCCCTGGCCTGTGGCAAGAACTAAGCGCGGTTTGGCCGATTGTTTACAATACTAATCGTGCGAACGCCGTTCCTACTGGCGCAACTCTGTTCGTGGATGGCCGGGATAATATCTCTGACCGCGATACGATGCGGAGCGGAATGTTCATTGACATCAATGGCAAGCGCTATCCTGTGGTTGTGGATACTGGCATTTATGAGCACAACAACATTAATGATGCAAACTTGCTGGCTGGCGAGTACGCATCGAGCATCTATGTTGTTCCTCTGAGCATCACCGGCAATATGCCTGTGACTTATCGTGAGTTCCTGGATTTCCGGGCTGGTGATAATGATAGCGCTCTCTTGCGCGGCATGAACACTTTCTGGACTGACAGCGGCGTTTACTCATGGGCTGTTGAGAATAACAAGTGGTGCTACAAGCTGAGTCTGCGGACTGAACAGCGTGTGATTTTGCGCACACCGCAACTGGCCGGTAAGATCCAGCATGTCAAGTATGTGCCTCTGCAACACCTACGCGATCCTTATCCTGAATCACCGTACTTCGCTGATGGTGGTGTTAGTCTGCGTGACTACACTTCTGGCGATGCTGTGTGGCTCTAATAAGCTAATCGCAATAACGATTGAAGTGAAAAACCCCCTGAGTTATCAGGGGGTTTTTATATGTTAAAAAAGGGTATAATTATCTTATGTTTGTTGTATAATATTACATGGGAGAATAAATGAATAAGACTACATTCGATGCTTGTATGGATCACCATACTGGAAAGATAGAAACAACGTGGAAAGACCTAGCAAAGAAATTCGGATATACGTCAGGCGAAGCTATTCGATCAGTTTTCAAAAGAGAAAGAACAAAACTTGGGATTATCAAAACCGAGTCTAAACCCTATTGTGGAAAGTATCCGAGAATAATAGTGTTTGATCTCGAAGTCACACCGATGCTGGTATACACATTTGATCTACGAGATAATTTTATTTCTCCTGATCATGTAGCTGTGGACGGTAATCTTATTTGCTGGTCTGCCAAAGAACTCAACGATTCTGAAATGCACAATGACGTGCTTACAATGTCTGAGGCAAAAAGCCAAGATGATAAGCGTATTACTGCAAGTTTATGGAAATATCTAAACGGGGCAGATATTTTGATAGGGCATAATATAAAAAGTTATGATATCAAATATATGAACTCAAGATTTATATACTACGGTCTTGCGCCTATTTCTTCTTATCAGTCGATTGACACATTGCTTGAGGCCCGGAAATATTTCAGGTTCACAAGTAACAAACTCAGCTTTATCAACAAGTCTTTAGGAATAACTGAAAAATTATCCAATGATGGAATGGATCTATGGATCAGGTGCATGAAAGGATTTCCAAAAGCTCTTAGAGATATGCAAGAATATTGTGATGGTGATATACTGGCAACCGAGGAACTTTACTATCGACTCAGGCCATATATAACCGGCCATCCTAACCTTGGTCTTTATATTGAAACAGAAGATCCGGTTTGTCCGAATTGTGGATCTGCACAATTGATCGATAATGGATCTTACTATACGAATGCGAATGTTTATAATTCATTAAGGTGTGGACGTTGTGGCGCTTTGTCTCGCGAGAGGCTTGCGTCAACTCCGCCAGAAACAAAGAAACGACTTCTAAGGAACTAATTACAATGTCGAACTGGCAAAATAGGATATTGTCTTTGGACCATGTAGATCCAAAGACGCTGATTGAAAACCCGCTCAACTTTAAGGAGCATCCAGACTTACAACGGCGAATGATGGAAGGCATTCTGGATGATGTTGGGTGGGTTGATACTGTGTTGGTTAATAAGCGCACAGGCCATGTTATTGACGGTCACATGCGCCTTAAGCTCGCTATTGAACGCGGCGAAGCTACTGTCCCGGTATTATATATCGATGTGGATGAAGAAGAAGAAAGCAACATTCTTGCAACACTTGATCCGGTAGGTACGTTCGCCAAAGAACGAAGCGAAATGGTATCCAGCATTCTTGAAAACGTGAATACTAAAAATGCCAATGTGCTTGACCTCTTAGAGCGTGTAGCCAAACGTAACAGAGTTGAATTTGGGCGTTATGATCCTGATGAAAAGAAAGCAGATAAGGAAAAGCGTAAAGCAGATGAGGATGAGGCGTTACAGGATCTTACTGATGAACTTGGGATCAAGGATGGACAGGTTTGGAAAGTTAAAAGCAAATCAGCGCCAGATATGTTCCATCGCCTTATGTGCGGAGATAGCGCGGATAAATCGGCTGTCAAGAAATTCCTTGGCAACACCCATGCCTTTCTAATGGTAACCGATCCGCCTTACGGAGTTGACTTTAGTGATCAGAAATTCAATCCTTATGCAAAAGATTGGGATGGAATTGAGGGAGACAAAGTTACTGGTGTTGCTTTACGTGAATGGTTCAAAAATGTACTAAATATATGGATGCCTTTCATGGATGATAAGTCGGCTTATTATATTTGGGCGGCAATGTTTGAAGAAGGATTTGCTTTATATTATTCTCTGAAAGATGTAGGCTTGAATGTTCAATCCCAAATTATGTGGAGCAAATCACATATTACGTTGGGCCAAGCAGATTATCAATGGAAACACGAGATATGCTGGTATGCGTTTATGAAAGGCAAAAAGCATAACTGGTTTGGTGGTCGTGACCAAAACACGGTTTGGGACGTGACTAAAGTGGCTCAGGGAGCATATCTTCATCCCATGCAAAAGCCGGTTGACCTTTATTCTACGCCTATACGAAATCACACAAAACCGGGTGATATCTGTTTAGATCCATTCTTGGGAAGTGGAACTCAAATTATTGCCGCTGAACAGCTTGGCCGGATATGTTATGGGGTTGAGAAAGATCCTAAATGGGTGGCTACCACGATTAAGCGATTACAGGAATTTGGATTAGAGGTTTATCTGGAATGAACGAGTTAGAAGTTGTTGTGTTTACGTGCGATAGGCACTTATGGGCTGTGAGGCCAATGGCTTATTTATTCAACAAATATTGGTCGGCAGAACAACGAGTAACAGTAGTTGGATTCAAGCGTCCAGAATTTGAACTTCCGCCAAATTTCAAGTTTTATTCCGTGTGCATGAAAGAGCTACCGGCTGATCGGTGGGTAGATGCGGCTCGCAATTATCTTGAAACGTCAACCGATTCTCACTTTATTATGTTCCATGAAGATTACTGGCTGGTGAGAAAAGTAAATCTTGACATCATTCAAACGCTTTATGAATTTGCAAATGCGCATGGTGATATTGTTCGCGTTGATCTTACGGGCGACAGATTATATGCAAGTGACATGCACGATGTTGCGTATCTCAAAGACCTTGATATTATTGAGGCTCCAGGATCACAGTACGAGATGTCACATCAGGCCGGGATATTTAATCGCAAGCATTATTTGAATATTGTTTCGAGACTTGCCAAAGATCAGCGTTCGGCGTGGAATGTTGAACTTGAAGGCACTTCGATTATCAATAACAATGTATGGATGAAAGTATATGGAACTCGGCAATGGCCGGTTCGCTATGCGAATGGAATGCTTAAAGGAAAACTCGACCTAAACGAATTGAAAAAAATCGAGAAAAACGATTATAATAAAATAGTCGAGTGGATACCCGAACACTATTTGAAAGAGGATCATACATGAGAACTGCTTATGAATTATCGGATTGGCAAGGTTATCTGACACATAACGAAATTGACGAAATACAGAAATGCGTTCGAGAGCTTTTCGTGCAATACCGGCCAATTGCGGTAAACATTGGCGCTGGCGGGGGAACTTCTACAATTGCTATGCTTGAACAGGATTCAAGGATCGTTGTATTCTCTATCGACATTGCGGCGGCTGGACAGGAAACAGTGACGAATGAACATTTGAGACTTGATGAATGCGGACCCGAATATGTTGGGAGGGTGAAGCGCATTTGGGGTGATAGCAAGATGGTTGGCAAAAACTGGCCCGTAAAAGTTGATCTCGTTTTTGTGGATGGGGATCATACGCTTGAGGGATGTGCCGGTGATATTGAGGCATGGGCTGATCATATTCGCTCCGGTGGCTACATGCTTTTCCACGATTACGGATCTCCAAACTGGCCCGGCGTTGCTCAGGCAGTTGATTCTATGATGGGCGTTTATGAAGAATTGGGCGCTGTTCAAAAAATAAAGCTAGTAGACTCTTTGATGGTGTATAAGATACTATGACCGGTACGGATGACAATCACGAAGCATTGAAATTATTTGCTACAAAATTGGGCGAGAGGATCGTTAAAAATTCAGATGAAATACTGCGCTCTAACGGGCTTAATGAAACACGATTTTCTGTTGGCGTGCTTGTGAAACCGGCAGTATTTCAGATTGTTATTTCTTGTAATGAGTTTATCTATAACGTTCCAGAGATGAACATCTTTGAGCATTTCAAAGGATCAAAGTGGGAAACCGAGATAACCGAATTCGTTGATAGTTATGCTCGATTTCTTGCATGGGATTATCTCAAATATTGTGGCATAGAGGCTAAATTTGAAGAACAGAAAACTTAAAGTATTCATGTTCCCAGGCAAGGGATCAATAGGCCAGCCAAATGGTATTTCACGAGTAATAGAAAACTATTACAAGTACAGCCATCTTATTAATGTTGAATTTGTAGATACAGATAATAATGCAGATTTAAGAGTTGCTCACGCTGGCATGAAAGATGGAGATTGTGATGTATCCATTCTTCATGGTATATATTTTACGGGTGATTATAGATCCCCAAAATATGAGCATAAAGTAAATAGGCAAATCGCCGAGTCAATTCACTCAGCATATTCGGTAACTGTTCCTACAAGTTGGGTGGCTGAAATTATTCAGAGAGATACGCATATCAATCCATTTGTCGTTCCTCATGGTATCGATGCAGAGTTATGGAAGCATGATTATCAGTTTGAACCCTATTTCTTATATAATAAGAACAGGGATGGATCAGACGTATGCGATAGTACAGCGCTTGATAAACTTGCCGGTATGTCTCCTGATGTAAAATTTGTTTCTACTTTCTCGCGTGCTAACCACCCAAATATCCGGGTTACCGGTGTTATGTCACCTGATGATATGAAACCGTATATACAGAGGGCTGGCGGTTATTTGTCGCTTACAAAGGAAACATTCGGTATTGGGGTGTTGGAAGCGCTGGCGTCCGGTGTGCCGGTGTTAGGCTGGCGGCATGGCGGCAATGTTGACTTGATAAAACATGGCGTAAATGGCTATTTGGCAGAACCCGGAAATTATGATGATCTAATAGCCGGAATGCGCTATATTATTAAATATAGAAAAGTTTTATCATATAACGCGAGTATCTCGGCAAGAGAGTGGACTTGGGAAAATGCTCTAAATAAACTCAGAGTTGCTCTTGATGATGCTTACTCAAAGAAACATGAACCCGCAACAGTGAGTGTTATTGTTCCAGCTTATAATTATGGTGATAAGATTGGCCGCTGTCTTGATAGCATTGATGAGCAATCTTTTCGCCCCTCCGAAGTCATTGTGGTAGATGATGGGTCAGAAAAAGATCAAGCTAAAACTACCAAAAAGGTTTCAAAAGATCACGGCGCTTATTATTATTTCAAAAATAACGGTGGTGTAGCAACTGCTCGTAACTATGGTGGAATCGTATCACAATCAAAATATCTATGTTTTATAGATGCTGATGACGAGATGGATTCTGAATTCTTGAATGTGTGCGTGCAAGCACTTGAAAACGACAAGTCTCTATACGTGGCATATACTGGACTGAAAGCTATTCATCCAGATGGACGAGAGCAAGTATCTCAATGGCCCGGCGAATGGAATTTTGATGCTCAACTAAAACGAAAAAATCAAATTCCTACTTGTTGCGTAATGCGCAGAGAAGCCTTTGAAAGAACAGGCGGATATCGTCAGCGCTATGCACCTCATGGCGCTGGATCTGAGGACGCTGATCTTTGGACTCGCATTGGTGCATTAGGAATGAAGGCAAAACAAGTAACCACTGATCCATTATTCCGTTATCATGTTGGGGAGGGACACACCAGCCAGTCAGGATACAGAGAAGTTGATTGGCTAGGATGGAACGGGTATTTAAAGTCTGGACTTCATCCATTTGCCAGCTATGCCACTCCGAATAATAAATTTGCGCATCTTGTATTTCAATATGATGAACCGATGGTAAGTGTTATTATTCCAGTTGGTCCAGGACACGAGAATGTTATTGTAAATGCGCTTGATAGCATTGAGGGTCAGACTTATAAAAAGTGGGAAGTGATTGTTGTATCTGACACGGTTAACAATATTGATCTTTCTCCTTGGCCTTTTGCCCGTATATTTCATACTGATAAACCCAAAAGTGGTCCGGGTGTGGCGCGTAACATAGGCGTAAAGAATGCACGCGGAAAGTTTGTTGTGTTCCTGGATGCTGATGATTGGCTTGCGATTGATGCTCTTGAAAAGATGCTCGTTCACTACACGCTTAATAGCGGAATTGTTTACAGTAATTACTTTGGAATATCATCGGCAGAACCTGATGATCTTAAGAAATATAAGACAAAGATCGTGGCCTACGATGAAAAAAAGAAAATGGCGCTTGCAAAACATGAAGCAAGCGAGTATGATTGTAAACGAGCGCAGATGCAACCAAGAGATCCGTTGTATCATTGGTGTCTTGTTACTTGTCTTATCCCTAAAGTTTGGCATGATGAAATCGGCGGGTTCGATGAAAACATGTCAAGTTGGGAAGATGTAGATTACCACTGGCGTATGGCGCGTATGGGCAAATGCTACTCGCGTATTGAAGATACGTTAGTGTATTATAATTTCAATACCGGATATCGTAGAAATCTAGCGAGTCCAGAACAAAATCTTGATCACGCCAAGTCGCTAATCGCGTACATGGCAGACAAATATAAGAAAGGTGATGAACCTATGGCATGTCGAACTTGCGGGAAAACGAATCCCGCCTCTGGTGTTGCTCCATCTTCTGTTACCGCAATGAGCGCTATGGCGGCAAAGAATGAGGATAATTCTTATGTGATGATTGTTTATAATCATCCTAATCGTGGAACCCATCGAGTTATTGGTCCTTCTACTGGTACGGATTATGGCTATCGCGCCGGTGGTGAACACTTCCTTGTTCATGTGAATGATGTACAACTTATGCCAGCATTATTTGTAAAACAGGCAATCAAAGTTGTTAACGCATCCATTCCAGTTGAGCAAGAAGCGCCAAAGAAACTTGAGGCTCCAAAAATGATCGATGGAACTCCTGTGATATCAAAAGATAAGCCGTTTGACGTGGGTGTTATTGCGGGTATCACTCCTGCGATTGCGAAGAAACTCATTGATGCTGGCGTTGACTCTCGTGATAAGTTTTTATCACTTACTAATGATTACTTGGTAGATATTGATGGCATTTCTAATACGCGTGCAAAAATTATCATGGGTGTGATCGATAAAATGAGACAGGAAGATGCCAGTGACTCTTGAACGCATGTTCATGTTTCTAATCCTTAGTCTTGCAACGTGGCGGTTATCCAGCTTGTTCGCTCGTGAAAAAGGACCGTTCGATGTGTTCACCTGGATACGTAAGAAAATTTATACTAGAACGGTGTATAATTTAATGAGAGCGCTATTTATAACACTCAATGACGGTTTATCTTGTATGTGGTGTAACTCTGTCTGGTTTGGACTTTTACTAGCACCGATCATCTCGACAAACCCGCTAGAGTGGATCATCATGGGGTTAGCGCTCTCTACTGTTGCAATTATCGTGGAGGAAAAGTTAAATGGCAATCGCATCAATTAGGACGTTTCTGAGCCTGGATAGATACGCTCAAATACTCGGTATTAACCCTGTATTCTTTGCTGGCAGTAGTGATATTGAGTTAAGCGATGGCCGCGTTCTATTTCCTCTCAGTAATGCACAAAATGATTTATGGCCTCAATATTCGTGGCAAAATTTTGATCAGGTGAGTCGTGAAGAACTTGCTCGACAAATTCATATTGCTGAACTCGCAATTATAGATTACCTGGGATTCAATCCGTATCCTAATTGGGTCGAGAATGAAAGACACGACCTGGGCTGGCACTATCGTTCTGAACTTCAATACCGGCCTATGCGTTATGACGCGGCTGGAAATGAGGGGCAAATAACAACCGGCCTATCTCAATTCATATCTGGTGGTAGACGTGCTGTTTCTCTTATAGAAAGTCCATTAGTTGTTTACTCAGATCCTGATGCCGATGGATGGGATGAGCTTGCAACCATCACAGTCAATATTGCCGCTGGTACTGATCCACTTGAGGTTAAACTATATTTCTATGGAAACGATGGTGACCAAATATTTGAAATTAGAGAGCCGCGTACAAAAGTGGCGACTGCCGCTACGGTTACATTCACATACAATACTTGGCAATTGGTTGATCCAGAAATTTATGAAAGGTTGCCTAGTAGTGACACTGAGCTTATTGGCGTTGATCTTAACGATCCGTCCGTGTTGGTAGCACAGGTTGACGCATATCGTGAATACAATGATACAACCGAAAATCATGTTGTGTTCTACTCCAATAACCGGACCGATGGATCTATATCAGAGCAAGGTGGTTTTATCTACCGCATTCAGGATGACAACTTTATCACTCCTGTTCAAGCTGATTACGATGCTACTTCCGGGGCATGGGTACGTTCAACAACTCAATGCGTATATCCAGATTACATGAATCTGTGGTATTATTCTGGTATGAAAGATTTTCGCCGACAAATCAAGACTACTGAGGACTATATGCCTCAAGACATTGCGGTAGCAATCGCGTACATGGCTACTGCACGATTAGAGCGAGCGTTCTATTCTAATAACAATGCAACTGCTCTGGCCGCTGATTTACGCGAAGATCATTTACAAACTGACCGAACTCAATATAAAGCCGCTCCACCGGATGCGTTCACAAATCCATTCGGCTCAAGAGTTGGTGAGTTGAGAGCATGGCGCTTAGTACAAAGGTTTCACACGGCTACGCGAAGTGGGGGATCTTTATGAAGCGTGTTTTTAAGCAAGATGACAACGGGGTGATGCGTTGTTTTCTGTTGCGCGATATAGATGATGAATCAAATCCCGAGATTGGTATTCCTCTCAATCCGCCGCCCATCGAGAGGGTTGTGTGTGAATACGCAAAGGAAATGGAAAATCAACTTGTGCGCATGGGCGTTTTGACCTATCGTGATCTTATGGCTAATCCACAAGCGGTGTCGAAAGTGGTGAACGCCTTGAGGTTGAGGTTGATACAAGAATATAAATTAGAGGAGTCTCGTAAAGATGGCAAGTTACAATAAGCCTCTCAAAACTGGTTTTTCCCGCGTGTTTCTAATTGCTGGACGCGCACGCGGCGATCATGCGCCAGAGTACTTCTCGCAGTTAAAGATGGGTGGGATTTCTCAAAACTTCGGTGACATCACTCGTGTTGAGATTCCTGACCCTGATGAGTATGGCAAGTTTTTGGAAGTTGACCGCATTCGCGGTACTGAGGAACGGGCCGCATTCACGCTTATGGGACGCTACGCGGCGGCTGTCAAAAGTCGTTTGCTTGAGCTTGCTCGTAACAAATGCCCGGTGGATATTCAATTACACATGGGCGAATGCACAGACCCTTCCGCTTTCAACATCTTCACCAAAGCAATTATCGCAGAGGACGCAATCCTAACTTCTCATTCGACTGAGGATTTGGGCGCGTTGGAATCTGGCGAGAACGCACAAGTAAACGAAACGGCTGATATTCAGTCTCGTGATTACTATGAAGTGTTGCCTCTTACGTTCACTCAACGGGCGGCTGATATTATCACCAATCACATTAACAATGTTGTTGTGATTGATACCGCCTCATGTGGTGGATCTTGCGCAGACGAGTCCAATGGCTGTCAGAAGTTTTTCGCTGTAAGTGATGCGGCTGGTGGTAGTCCAGGCACTCCGCCTGATGTTGTTTTCTCTCTTGATGGTGGAAGCAATATGTACGCTCACGATGTTGATTCTTTGTCATCGACTGATGACGCGCTGGCTGTGGCTGGCGTTGGAGATTACATCGTGGTTGTTTCGAATTCGGATGGTTCTCTCAGCTACGCTGAAATTCAAGATTTCATCGATCTGGTTGATCCCACGTTTACCGCTGTTACTACGGGTATCGTGGCCGGTGGAGAACCGAATCACATCTTTAGTCTTGGGCGCAAGGCTTATGTGGTTGGTGATGGTGGGTACGTGTACTTTACCGATGATCCTACTGCTGGCGTTGACGTTCTTGATGCTGGCGTTGCTACCGCTGATGACCTGAACTTTGTTCATGCCTATGATGAGTACAATGCTGTTGCCGTTGGTGATAATGGCGCGGTTATTCATACGACTGATAAGACCAGTTGGGATACCGCTCTAACATTCCCGGTTGGCGTTGGCATTGATCTTACTGGCGTGTTTATGAAGTCAGAAACCGAGTGGTGGGTGACTGCAAGCAATGGCACGATGTACTACACGCTCAATTCCGGTAAAACCTGGACCGCTAAAACTCTCCCAGGCACTACGCCTTCGAAGATGGATGCAATTGCATTCTCAAGCGATTCCGTTGGTTATGCCGCTGGCGTTGTGAGTTCTCATGGCCGCATTTACCGCACGTTCGATGGTGGATATTCTTGGGTGGTAACACCAGAGGGTACTTCATCCATTCCTACGGGCGATGAGTTCCTATCAATCGCAGTTTGCGAAAATGACGTGAACCTTGTTATTGGTGCTGGTATTGCCGATGACGCTACAGATGGTATCTTGGTAGTCGGTAAAATCTAAGCATAAACACAATCCCTTCGTACTGGAGGATCTATAAATGACTAACACTTCTCAAGTTGTCTCAAAGGCCGCTCGTTCATTGAAAAATGAAAATGAGCAGAGCGGCCTTATTACGCTTTCTACCGGCGTTATTCTTACTCCTACTATTGTTCCCAACATGCTTTATCTGGAAATCATGGGCCGCTTCAAAGCACCAAAGATTCCACGCTTTTTCAATGAGGATCTTGGGCGCGAAGAAGAAAACCCGAACCATCCTGACTACATTGCCGAAATGCAAGAATATACTCAGGAAATGTCAAAGGCAATGATTGATCTTATGATCCTATTTGGAACGGAGATTAACAAATGTCCAAAGGGGGTTGATCCTTTAGAAAGTAGTAAGTGGGTTAATAAACTAAAACTTACTCATTTTGAATTTGATCCTGATGATGAGTATGATCGTTATCTCAATTGGATTAAGGCTGTAGCCGCTCCAAGTGATGAGGATATCGAAGCTATATCGGTTGGAGTAGGGCGGCTATCTGGCGTTGTCGAAGATGACGTGCAAGATGCCGTTAACCAGTTTCGGGATTGACCTTAACGACACACCAATCTTAGACCTGCCTGTGTCTCACAGCGACATGCTCGGTATCAGTATTTCTCAACAACCTGTTCCGGGTATGGTGTCGTTTTATGAAGAACATATGTCACGAAGCGATGCTGGCTATACGATACAAGAGTGGTATAATCTTAATGGACGCGAACGAGCATCAGAAGTTGCTCTTGCACGAATAAAGAATGCAATTGAATATCACAAGATGAAAGAGCAAGAACGAGCGTCAAAGCGCAAGCAATAAACGGAGACAAAATGGCGATTAGACAACTCGGAATACAAATGGTAGTACGCGGTGCAGAACGTTTTGCACGCGATATTTCGCATGTCGCTCTTTCGATGTACAACTATAGCAAGGCAGTAAACAGCGCAGAAAAGAGTATGATCCGTCTTGCAAGTAGTACGGCCAAACGTGCCGAGACTCAGATGAAATCTCAGGAACGAGTTGTTGCTCGTACAACTGATGCTTACTGGAAACAAGCGGCGGCTGTATCAAATCTTATAACAAAGATTAACCAAATGCAATCCGCAATTGCTTTAAAGCCAATTGCTACAGATGCAATAACAAGACTATCAGTACATATTGCGAAACTTAAAGTTGGCATTGCTGATGTTCGTAAGGCAATGGGACAAACAGACAATCAAACACTGTTAGATGCTTATCAAAAGAAATTTGATAATCTACAATTTAGACTTTCTAGATCAGTATTAGCACTCAATGAATGGAAACAAAAGTTACGTGATGCCCAAAAAGCAGAAAAAGACATCGGTGATGCTACTGATAAACTTGACGATTCTTATACTAATCTTGAAAACGTATTTGGTAAGTTAGGACAAGAGACAGAAACGCTAACGCAATATACAGACCAAAACGCCCAGGCTCAACAATCATTACAAGACATACTCGGGCAATCTGGTGGTGTACTTTCAACAATATCGAAGTATTTCTCTGTACTTACTGGAAAGTTCGGAGAGAACATTGTTGGCGCAACAAAGCTGGATACCGTATTGCTAAAACTTGGATTACAAGGAGCGGCTCTTGGAGTTGCGTTGAATGGTGTTGTTCTTGTTCTTGATGCAATCGCAATTGTAGTAAAACTTGTTGTTGGTGCGGTAGGACTTATCATAAATGCCTTTGGAAAACTCTTGTCCATTGCAGTGAATGTTGGTAAGGCAATTGGCAATTACATTCTAAAAGGACTTAAGGCAATCGCCGCATTACCATTCAAGATAGTGGCTGGTGGATTGAATAGTATTTGGCAATCTCTAAAACGGATTGGTGAGATTGCAATTGGCATGAATATTTCCAACCTTATCTGGCATATTGGCGCTCAGATAAAAGATGTTGGCGCTATGGCGGTTGAGGCCGCTGGTGACTTCCAGCTAATGCAGATTCGGTTGCGTGGTCTTGTGCAACGCGAATTGGCGGAATCGGATGCGAGTTTAGACTTTGCTGACTCTCTTGCTGTGGCAACACAACGAGCACAAGAACTATCTTATTGGGTTAGCAATCTAGCAGTGAAGTCAATTTTCAGCGCGGAGGATATCAACAACACGCTTACGCTGGCAATGGCTTATGACTTTACAAGTCAGGAAGCTCAGGATCTAACAGAATCAATTATCAATTTCTCAACAGGTATGGGTCTTACTGACGAGCAAATGCGTAGGATCATTGAGAACTTTGGTCAGATGAAGGCCGCTGGAAAAGCCGCTGGTACTGAATTGCGTGACTTAGCTCGTGGTTCGTTTGTTCCGGTGAATAAAGTATTTGAACTGATGAATGAGCGTTTGCAATTGGTTGATGCAAGCACAAATAATATTGGCGAGATTAGAACAAAAATTCAAACCATGATATCTGAGGGATCGATTGATATCAATGAATTCTTCAAGTCATTTATTGAATTATCCGGTACTGCTTTTCCAAATGCAATTGAGCGCTCTCAAACAGCCTGGAACGTTGTAAAGTCAAACATTCAAGACTTCATTCAGTCAATTATCGGTTGGCGTGTTATCACACCAACGCTTGATCTTGTATCAGAAAGATTGACATCATTCATTGCATCTATGATGACACCAGAGGCTCGGTCACTTGCAGAAAACCTTGGGTCAGCCTTTGCGTTTGTTGCGAAAGGGATCTTCCGGGTATCTGATGCTTTATCGCCTACATTCCTTAAGCACTTTGATAAGTACATTGGCTATGCTAACAGTATGCTAAAATCGCTTAAGAGTTTCGCAACAGGCGGAAAATCATACAACGAAACGTTTGTAAGTTTGATTGGAAGCTTTGATAATATGGGATTGCGCGGGAAGAACATTCAAGCGATTTCAAAACATATTATCAATCTTACTCAAGCGTTTTCGAATCTTGTAAGTGGAAAAGGCGATATCAAAGAAACGCTTACAACAATAAAAGATGAAGTTAGTGGACTGTTCACCCTTTTATGGAACGAGTTGATTGTCCCTCAAATGAAGAAGATATGGGAAGAAAAACTACTTCCAAAACTAAAGGAGTTGTGGGGATTCATAACCGGATTTGTAACCGATCTTTGGGAAAATAAAATCCCGGCATGGTGGGAAGAAACCGGAAAGCCAGCATTGCTTGGACTGATCGCAAAGCTCGTTGAGTGGGTAACTGAATCCGATGATGCTAAAGAGATTGGAAAGAAAATAACCAATGGGATTGTAGCCGGTATTCAAGCCGCAAAGGATAGCGGATTTCTCGCGGCTGTATCAGAAATACTTCAAACAGTTTTGATATCCGCCGCTACCGCTGGCGTCCAGGCACTTATTGGAATACTATCTGGTGGTGGTGGTCCAGACCAACAAGCAATATCAGAAGGATCTAATCGACACGCTGGTACTGACAATGGCGAAGAAGGAATCAGCGGAATAGCCGGTGCGATTGATAATCTCAAAACGAAGGCTCAGGATGCTTTAGATAGTAGTCTATCTGAGTTCTTTGATCTATTTGAACAAAAGTATCCAGCGCTATTTCAGGCCGGTGATGCGCTTGCTGTTATAGCAACGGCGATCTGGAAAATAACATCCTTGGAGTTAGAGAACCTAAAAACGATTGTAGAATCAATGGTAAGGATATCAGATGCTCTTGGCGGTCCAATGTCTGATGGGGCTACCAACCTTGATAGTGTGTCTCAGTCTATGGAAAATATCGTAAAGCATGTTAGTCCTATATCTCGTATTGCATTCAGCATGGAGAAATTAGCAGACGCATTAGAGCGAATGAATCCTACTGCTCTTGATTTCTTGAAAAACATTCCAGAGTTCATTACAAACCCTGGCGCTCTTGCTAGTTGGGCGATGGATGCTGGAGCCAATCTTCTCCCCGGCATAACCGGGACGCCAGGAGAAGCAGTAACAATTGATGTCAAGCCAAACGTTATTGCTCCCGATCCTGACATGACCGGACTTCAAGCGCTATTTGAGAACATAAAAGGAAGCATTACTGGCCTGTTCACTCCAATGACAGAAAGTGCTACAACGGAAACAGGACTCACGGAATTACAGTTTCAAACATTAAGTGATAGGCTTGTTGGTCAATCAATCATCCCGGATATGATGACTGCTATCTATGAAGTTATGACATCCAAGTTTACAGAGTTGTACGGATGGGTTGATACAAGTTTTGTCCAGCCTTTTGTGGGATTATTTACCAGTATTGACTTTACTGCTACGGGCCAGAGAATAGTAGAAACTCTACGTGCTGGACTTGAAGCCGGTGTTCCCGATTTGCTTGCATGGTGGGCTACCATCAAAGCACAATTCCAAATAACCGCTAGTGTAAGTTTCTCTTATGCTGGAAAAACAATTCCTTCCGGTGGTAGTGCATTTGATCTTGGCGCTGGAAAAACTGGAGATACAGGTGATGTTGTAGCGGCAAAAGGAGCGAACTTTGTTGTTCCACCAGGATATCCAAATGACACTTTTAGAATGCGTGTTTCATCTGGTGAGCAGGTCATTGTTATTCCGAACGCAGTAAAAAGTATACAGAGTCGCTCTGGCTATGGATCTTTATTCTCGATGCGTCAAAACGTGATGGGTGGAATGAATAATCAAAATACTTATCAAAGTAGTAAAACGTATCAATTGAACGTGAGTGCAAACAGACAGCTAGAAAGCCTTGTGCAAGAATACGAAATTATGAGATTATTAGGAGAATAAAACAATGAAGCAACTTCTTCCTGATCTGGTTAGTGGGTATGAAATAGCTCCGATAAGCGGATTATTCTCCATTGTTGAGCCAGAAGAAAGCATAAACTTAATACACAACCCAACGCCTCAATATTGGGATACCGGATATGGCGGGGTAAGTAGCGCTACGGTTACTAGGTCTATTGAACAGCAGAGGCGTTCAGAATTCTCTATGAAAGTAGAATCTGGATCTGCAAGCGGTTCTGGTATAGATTATGATGTTACTCTCGATAATGATACACGCTATACATTCAGTGTTGATGTATATGGCTTACCAGGAATTGATTATGCTCTTGAAGTATATTACGGAGCAACGCTTATTGCAAGAAAGATATTTAGATCAAACCGAAGGTGGCGGAGGCCATATCTTGTTTTTGGTACGACCAGCGCTGGATCTCATTCTTTTCGTGTTACTCAAAGCACCGCAAAGGCGCACACCTATTATACCGATGGCTGGCAAGTAGAAGAAAAAAGTCATCCAACCACATTCTTTCATGGTGATATGGAAGGATATGTTGTTGGCGATAGTCCCTATCTGTGGCTTGGCGCAAAGTACGCATCAAGAAGTTATCGATCAGAAACTACGAATTCTGGTGGTCGTGAGCATTTTCTCCGTGAATTCAATTTTAGGCTCACGGGATATTCTGGACTTGGAATGTCACCGGTTAACACGCTTACAAGTGAACTCGTACAAGGCGGTAGTTTTTATAATGGATCAGTAAAAAAGGAAAGACCATTTACTCTTGTAGGTACAATATTTGGATCTTCATCATTTGAGATTGGGAAAAACAGGGCCGGGATAATCAATATTGTTCGTCCTGATAGAAATAAGTTTGCTCAACCAATTCAAATGCGTTACTATCCAAGAGATGATGAGTCGGATGGTGATGTATACCTTATTAAATGTGTATATCAATCTGGACTTGAGGGAAACATAACTAACCCGTATCAAGAACAAGTTGCAATACAATTTTTGCAAACAGATCCAACTATTCAGTTTGATCAGTTTTTTGTTCAAGAACTTGATCAGTTTGAATTCAGCACAACTTATACTGCCGCTGATCAGCCTGGGATTATAATCAGGAAAGATGCTCAAAGCGAATTAGTGGAATGTTTGTATGGTGCTAATGGCGATGTGACTGCAATGACTTGGTTTCCTGATGGAAACCTTTACTTTGGCGGAGATTTTACCACAGCAGAATCTATAACTCTAAATCATCTCGGTGTTTGGGATGGTGAGAATATTAGTTACTTGGGATCACCCGGTGATGGAATTGGAGGAATATTTAATTGCGTAAATAAGATGATTGCTGTTCCAAACGGAGAAATATGGATTGCTGGCGGCTTTGAATATGGTGGAACTGGCGCGGCGCAATCAAGCATGGCAAACCTTATGGCTTACAAACCATCTACAGGAACATGGAGAGCCATAGGAACTCCAAGTCATTATGTATATGATATGATCTATCTTGATGGAACAATATTCGTTTGTGGTGTCTTTACTACTATTGGTGGCACTACTGCTTGGAGTGTTGCCAAAACATCCGATTTCGGCAATACATGGGAAGCCATAACTGCCGACATGCTCTCAATTTGTTACTGCATAACTGGATACATGGTTAATGGTGAGCCTAGATTATATCTTGGAGATACGAATCATGGCATTTATTATTTTGATGGAACATCGTATACCGAAATACTTACTTGGCACATAGGTGGCATCGGAACTCAGGCTCTAACATGGGGAAAATTCATAAAGATACATGATAATGAGCATTATGCAACGGGATGGGTTATTGATGCCACATATTCATATCTATACTTTTATCTTTGGAGAATTACTGGAACAAAAGTAGAGCTTGTTGCCAATGTTGATTATTTTGGCATGGATATACCAAGTCTAAAAAACGCTTTGGCTAAATATACGAATAGTGTTCTTGTTGGAATAAATGATGGAACAGTGATTATAGGATCTGATGGAAAGACACAAAACTTTCCTGGCGGATACTTTAGTTATAACCATAATCAAATTTTCAGTCCAGGAATTATATCGAGTATTACTGGTGTTTCTGTATTTGCAATAAAAAACGATACTGTTGAAAACTCAGAAATAGCTTATGGCTTGTGGAGAGATCCAGAATATGAAAACCGAACATACAGCTATTCTCGAAACGTTATACAAAATGATACAGAATCAGAATATTGGCCCAGGATACGAGTTCTTGGCCCAGGATATTTATATTTCTTGATGAGTGCAGTTGCTAATAAGTACGCACGTTTTAGTAAGTTATATTTGGGAGAGGACGAAGAATTAATCTGCGATTTCTCTCCGGACGGATACAAGTTTACTTCTAATTATCGCGGTGATGTTTCAAATAAGTTATACGGATCTCGTTCTCCTAATTTCAGCCTTGATCGCGGAAAAAACATATTCATGTTTGTTTCTGATGGATCTAAAGTTCTGTCTGGTGATATGAACGGAGAATCAGTAACTATACTTGGTGCAAATAATGACAATACAGATGATGGGGTTTTGTATGTAACTATTAGTGGCTCGTCTACTGATCTACAATGGGACTTCTATAGCGATTCTGGAAAGACTGATCTTGTTGGATCGGCTAATCATGTTGGTACTGGTGCTCCTGCCGCTGATGATATTCTTCCGATCCAAGAAGAAAATAACTCTGGATTGCATGGCTGGATATTTCTTGATGGTACATATAACACTGGTAACGCTACTATAAAAGCGTTGCGCGGATATATTTCCTGGAAAAGACATTATGGATCTCTTGATGAAGTGGTGGCCTAATGAGTACTCGGTTTGCTGAATATACAGTTGAATATTTCAATCGTCTTGGAACTTCTATGGGAACGATTCAGTATTTCCATAAGCTCGAATATGCTAAAAAAGAAAATGAGATAGGATATCTATATATTGACGTTCCAAACATATATCCGATAAACTTCTTTGAGATAGATGGCTATTTCGTGGTTCACAGAAAAATTGGTGCTTTACCAGATTACGTTGAACTCAATGCAATGTGGTACATAAGGCTTGTGCGCACAAAATACGATAAGGGAATCAGCCTTGTTCATATTGCATGTAGAGATGCAGTAGATATTGTAGATCGCCGAATAGTTGCTTATGATTGTGCATCTGATTATTCCAACAAGACTGATCAGGGTGATGCAATGATGAAAGCTATTATGCGTGAGAACTTTGGGTCACTTGCAACCGACTCTAACCGTGATATATCGGATTTTCTATCAATCGAAGATGACGATACAAATAGCGCATGTCCAGAAATAACAAAAGAGTTTTGTAGGAGAAAGGTGCTTCCATTACTACAAGATATTGTCGAAGAAGTGAAAGCAAATGATTTTTATATTGCATTCGATGTAGTCTATGGTGCTACCGGTATTCCTCAATTCAAAACATACACCGGACAACGTGGAGTATACAAAGGGATAACATCAGAAAGCTCGTTTGTGTTTTCTATCGAGCGTGGAAACCTTGAATATGCCACTATAGCTTATGATCATCTTGAGGAATATAATTATATCTACGCGGGTGGTAGAGGAAAAGATGATGACAGAGTTATTGCGGTTGCTTATGATGAAGATTGGATTGCTCTTTCTCCAATAAACCGCAGAGAGGATTGGATCGATGCTGGCGATAAAGAATCATATGAAAATGTGTTATCCGAAGCTACCATGCGGTTACAAGAGGCAGGACCAAAGGTATCGGTCAACGGGCATATCATCCAAACCATAGACAGCATATACGGTTACCATTACAATTTTGGAGATGTATGTGTATTCATGTTTGAAGGTAAAAGCCTTGATATTCATCTTGATTCCGTTCATGTAACTGTTACAGGAAACGACAATGAAGATATTCAAATATATACACGTAACCTTGATGACACGGAGTATTAATGGACGCGCAGACAGCTAGAAAAATACATGAACTTGAAAGAAAGATAGAAAGATTATCGGCTATAGAGCATGGAAGCTCTATCGGCGATGTATATGGAGCGTTCCGGGCATTGCCTTATGTAAGAGCATACTGGCCGATGAGTGATTATTATTTAAACCTTAAAGATCATAGTGTTCACGGAAATAATCTTACTGGTGTTTCACCAAGTCCTATAAGATATACATCAAACGGTTTATTTACTTATACAACTTATGATGGCGTTTCACAATATTTTTATATGTTGGACAGCGGAGCTATTGAACCTGGAGCTTATGGAACATTTGGTGGATGGTTTTATCCTCAAGATTTTAGTTACACACAAGGTCTGTTTGCAAAATGGAATTCATCAACCGCTAATGATAGGTCGTGGATGATATGGAATGCGTCAACATCTAATGTTCTTGAATTCACTGTATCAGGTGATGGAATAAACAGAGTTTGGACTGATTTATCAAACATACCATTAAACCAATGGATATTTATTGTTGCAAGAATGCACTCTAGTGTAAGTATAAAACTAAATTTATTCTCAAAATACGACACTAGAGAAAGCTCTAACACAACGAGTATTCCGGCAACACTGTATAATGGCAATGCAGAATTAAGAGTTGGTCACGCATCAAGCACATCAACTACAACTCCTTACAAGGGATATATTTCTAATTTATTCTTTTGCACGTCAGAAATGACTGATAGGATTATAGAAAATCTATTCAGCATCAGTAGAGTATTTTATGGCGTATAGGTGTTATAATACTGTTAGACAACAGTGAGAAATAAGAAAGGCAATTTCATGCTAGACGATAAAATCGTAGTCAACATTCAAACACTTATTGCTATAGCTGTGCCACTTTTAACTTTGTTAGGTGCTGGCATTACTAAATTATTTGATTATAGGAATCAACTAGCAACAATAAAGCTAGAGAATAGGAAAACAGATCTTGATGATGAACGAGTAGACATTGAACGCATGAATAGTGATGCAAGTGCCGCCGCAAATCTCGCAGATGTATTATCAACAGTTGTTCAGCCGCTTGCAAACCGAATATCTATGCTTGAGGATGAGGCAATCGCACGACAGAAGATGATCATTGAATTATCTGATACTGTCTATGAACTCAAGAAAACAATTCGTGATAAAGACGAAGAACTTGATAAATTGAGGAAAGAATACGATGTGCAGGTTGCAATATCAGCAGAGCAAGAAGTAAGAATTTGTGAGCAAAATGATAAAATTTCCGCTCAGGAACTCCGCATTATTGAGTTGGAAATGAAGATAAAGGAAATGAAAAAAGCGGAAGAATGTAAGGAAGATTAGAATGGAAAACTTAGCAAACACTTACCAATCACTCAGTAGTATTCTTGTATGGCTAACCGGTACTGGCGGTGGAGCTTGGCTTATTGTGGCATGGCTTGTTTCTTGGATTGCCGAAGATATTCCGGCATGGGCGAAACTGAATTCAAAACTGAAAACCGTTATTATGCTCGTGGTAGCTGGCGCTATTGGAGCGGGTGGACAGGCGCTATTGTTTCGTCCAGAGGTTGTTGCGGCGATTGATCCTTACGTCCGTCCATTCATGTACAGTGCTATGATTTGGCTTACCAATCAGCTTGCTCACGGAAAGAACCCACTGCGAAAAGAATAGAATTTGGGGGAATCAAAAAGGCCGGGCTTATGACCCGGCCTTTTATTTTTCTACACGTTCCTCACGGCGCTGTAGAAATTATATTCGGATGAATTAGTAAGATATGGTCTAGCACACATATCCAAATAATCATGTGTTGATGCTCCGTATGGTACTGATATATTAACAGTTACCAGACTCCCTGTTTTCTTATGCTGATAAGTAATTGTCCAGGGAAGATTAGGGATTTCAACATCGTTAAGATTAATTTTTTTATTCTTGTTACCCATATATAAACTCCAATTCTCGAATAGCGTTTCCAATAGTTGTGTTATTCATAATACTGTATAGATCAATAATATCAAGACCAATGGGATGATACAGTTGACATCTTGAACTTAAACATCTTGCTCTGTTGGTCACGGTATCAATCGTGAAACTTGGATGCCTGTCTTTATGATTTGGATGAATACATCGTGACATCCAGTATCTTCCATCGGCTGATGTTCGGCGCGTGAAAGCAAACTGAGATACAAAGTTTAGAATCGAAATACGGCTCTTGAGTTCTGTTATGGACACCTGAGCGCCAATATCAAATAGGTCTTTTGTATGTAATCCATCACCGTGATAATTCTCAGGCGCATATTCGGGAAACACATTTCCAAGTGTTTCAATCTCCATAAGGTCATCAGGAGATCCGATTGCTTCATATTTCATTCCGGTAGGATGAATAGATGGCGGTGCAAGTGTATAATTGCCACTACAACGTACATCGATACTTGTATCCGGGTATTTCCTTGAGTTTTCCTTTCGTGATGTTTTTAGATACAGGTGCATTCCTCTTGGCGTTCTAACACGATATGTTTTTGCCGCAATTACTTTCCACTGGTCGTCACGCCTGATCATATCTTTGCGCCAATCGTGATAACTGTTAATGTCATCAAAATCGAGTATAGCTAAATTTTGAGGACCGCCACAAACAACGGCTAAATTCCTATCGTCTTGACTGAACCAATAATCAACAACCTTTCTTGGCGGTATCCTGTTTTGCCACATCTTCCAATCGATAGCGGGTCTTTTTGACAAGTGCATTATCGGAATCGGAGCGATTCCTTTACTCATCCACAACAGAGCGGTTTGTTGAAGATCGTTCATATTACAATTCCTTATGTATATAATTTTATGTCCATTATGGAATGAATTCGTCTTTTATGATCACTGAAACGCTCGCTATCTGCTCGCAAACGGCCATAGCCATTCATCTTCCAGGGTTTGCACATTAGGCATCCAGCCCGAGCGCTCTTTGGTTTCTTGCGTTTGTGATTCATTTCCAATAATCCACTATTATAAAACCATGCTTTTCCTGTTCAAGATTAGGGCAATAGTATTGATGAAATGACAAATGTACAATGTGACCATCCTGAAATGCCCAACAAATAAGAAACGGCCCTATCCATATCGACTTGAAAAATCCAACAAGATCAATGCTAATAAACTTTACCATGTTTTATAATTGACCTCACTCATTGCCGCAGGAAGGCCGCGTTGATGACGTTCATCTTTCCAATATCGTCTGCGCAACTTTGATAATTTTCGTTTCCAATACTTGCCGGTGTGTCTACCGGGCCACCTTAGATAGTACCTTGGATCTTTGACGCGCATGTTTTTCCTCATTCGTAAGATAATGATACATACGTTTCACATGTTGCAATGCTGTGGAATCCTTAAGGAAATCTCCATCAGTAAGCATATTTTTGGTAACTCTTATGACATACCATCCTAGAAAGGCCGCATGGTTATATTTGATACAATCACGCTCAAAACCATCACCTTTTGTATGCCTACCACCCCACAGGCCACCCTCAACTTCGATAGCCATCTTGATATCCGGGTATGCAAAGTCGAACCTCCAAAATCGTTCCTTACTAAATCTGTACTCTCGAACAGGTGATGGAAGATCAGAAGTCCTTATTTGTTCTTCCATCATCCGTTCGAGATAACTAACTGTTTGTTTTGTCCGCGTCACTATATTGCTTGAAGAACCACGTCACGAATAATATCTGAAACATTATTCATATCTATTGCCTCGCCGCATACTTCGCATGTTGATCGAATGATAAGTCTGCCATCATTTTTTCCATTGTCGTCTGCATACAGGTCGTCAATTGTTAGCACAAGATCCGACTGACACGATGGGCATCTTTTATTGCGTTTCCATGTCCGCCAATCTCGAATTTTTGTTTTTGACATGTTCCTTTTCCCTTCGATAGATTTGACTCATCTATTATTATACATCAGAATCAAAATCAATTTCTGTATCGAGAACCAATGACTTTATATCTCCTTGAGTGAGATATGTACGACAAAACTTACAATGATATGAGTATCCCTTGCGTGACGTGCTTCTTACTTTGTGCTTACATTTTGGGCATATAGGATATGTTTCCCAATATGGCAAGCATCCCCAACAATGATCGATATTACCGGCAACCTTTGGATCGTGAGCTTCGCCAGTACACTTAACCCATATAACAGATAGTTTTGTATCCATGTTAATTCCAATCAAACCAAGTTAGAACTGTCTCGTGATCACGATCTTGCATATCCCAAATGAACACTGCGAAAGCATAATCGTTTGTTTTTCCGGTATTGTTGAATGATGGTCGTCCGGCAAGAACACTCACCTCGGTTGGTGGGAATTCTTGCCATAGCCCACGACAGCGCTTTTTGCTTTCAAGGAATGCCAACTTGAGAAGAAATACGATCCGTCCATTATCACTAAGTAGCTCACGAGATTTTCTAATAAACATTTCAGCATGAGAATAGGGCGGATTTCCAATAATGAGATCATATAGAAAATACGAATTGAATATTGAGAAATCTTTGTTATAGAAAGAGCTATAAGGATTGATCCCATTCATCCATTCTCGTTTTTCAAGATCAACACCATGAATTACTGTCTTTTCGCTATGGGGATAGCCATCACGAATAGCATGACCGAATACTCCATACCCACATCCAGGATCAAGAGCATAGGTTGGTCTTATACCAGCTTTCTCAATAACCATTTCATACGCGAGTTCGTAGGGCGTTGGGTAGAAATCATTCTTTGGTCTTTCACTCGTTTGTTTCTTTGTTATGATTACCATTCAGTTTCCATTCTTTAGCATACCAAGTGAAAAATTCATCACGTTCCTCTTTGGTCCCTTCTGGATTGCTACTTCCACAGTAGCCGCAACAATATCCTTGAAGGTGCGGATAGCCGCAATGAACACATGGAAGAATATGCGGGGCATACGCTCTAGCTAGATCATCAGCTTTATCTTCCCAATCATCAGTATATGGCATTACTCGATCAATCACGTATGGCCTCCTTGAACCAATTAGGATATGATGCTTTTGCTTGTTGAGTAAGTGCGCTACCATCGGCAATAGCGGCAACATTGAGCATGTATTCACCATTATCGTCTTGCTCTCCGCGTGTGACACGTCCGGTAGCCTGAACAACACTCGCATACGCATTCCAAAACGCATATCGCTTTCCAGTTGGCGTACTCATTCTTAGTTGGTCAAAACGGTCACCCGGATTAGAAAATGGCACGCCAGCCACGATTGACATACGAGCGGTATCATATTCCAATGACAAGCCGCTACCCCATCCCTGAATTGTTCCTACAACGATTTTACCGGGATCTGTATTAGATGTAAAGGCATGTATTTGATCCTTTAGTCCAGCGTCCGGTGGCGGTATCATCACGCGGCCCGGTAATGATTGAGAAAGGAATGTACGCAACAATCCAATTTTATAATTGGAGCTTGTCAATACAATTCCACGCCATTCATTAGGCATCTTAGAAATAAATCGAGCTATTGCATTCGCTTGAGCCTTGTATAATGCTGGCCTACCATCCAGGTTCGCCTTTGTCATTTTATCAACATGCAAGTTATATACTGGACGCTTGTTTCTCGGAGTTGGGTGTGGATACTCTCGATAAACAAAATTCTGAAATCCCAACTCGTTCATAAGTGGACGCGGGTTTCCGATTGTTGCGCTCATCATAAGACGAAGGCTAAAATTATCGGTCATCCTGGACACAAGGTTTTTGACATCAAGAGATCTGATCTGCATTTTTGCGCCACGCGGTACGGATCTTGTTGCAAATCTCCAATCGTCATTTTGCCTTTCTGTACATTTGTAAAAGATGGGTTGATCAGAAACAACCATCTCAAGCGCAACGGATAGATGAGTAAACATACGCTTATTTCGTGCGCCTTCCTGTGTCATCTCGGAAAACAGATCAACTACGCTTATCTTCTGCATAGACTTAACGATCCAATTTGCTACAGTGGATTTATCTTTTGAACTTAGCAAGTCTCCTTCACCGTGATATCCGTGTTCTAGTAATGGAAAATTGCCAAACTTATAATCGGCTCGTGTTCTATCATCCATTTCGAACTTAGCAAACTCGATAAGCTCTTCATAGCTGTCATGCACTTCATCCATAACAATCACGCCATCTCGATTGTTTACGGCCTCTGATAAAGCCGCGTACTTATAAGTACATGCCATTCTATTTGATGCAAGCGCAGTCTCGCGTGCAATTACATACGGACAACGGCCAGCGAAAGGACAATCATACATACGTTGAAAGTGACAATCGGCGGCTGTAGGAGTGATACCATATACATCCATCCAGTGAGTTACTTTAGATGGTAACACACAAGCATATTCGGGCTTTCCCTTTACGATATCGAACCCATATATGGATTTGTATTGCTCAAGCAATCCGTGATTATGCACTAATACGGTGACACTTGTATCGTGTCCTAAAGCAGTTGCAATTGCAGACTTGCCAATTCCTGTTGGTGCTTCAACGACAAACGTACCATGATTATTTTTATCTAATATCTCTTTTGACTTTTTGTAAGCATCTAATTGTTCGGGTCGCCAAGCATCATGAGGAACTCCAACACTTCTTGGGTCTTGGCTCATGACTCTTCCTTAGTGATGAATTCAGGTCACCCGAAAGTGACCTGTTTTGTTTTGCTATTTAATTATAGCAATTATTCGTATCTTGATCAAGCCTTAAATTTCTCAGGCATCAAGATATCTGGATAGTGTTTGTAAGTTACGTGACATATATGGAGAATCAACGGACGACTCAAGTTCCTCTGCTATCATATCGAGATCGTTTCCTTCGCCAACCAAAGACAACATAAGCCTTACTGACAACTCGATAAGAGCGGAACCATTCTTACCGCGTCCAAACTCGACATGTTCCTTTAGAAGATCCAGGGTATCAGGAGTCATTGTTATCTTGATATCTTGCCTATTTGATTGTCCGTTCGCCGTTCTGCCGTACAACTTACGAAGATCGTGAAATACATTATTTGTTACCATATTACTACCTATAAATTACTGATCACCCACCTCTTTGTTATTATCAAGAAAGCTCATCGTTTCTACGCTTTTTGCATAGTATACAGAACGAGATTCTGAAACGTCATAGCTTGTTGCGTTTTCAACCGAAACCCCAAGACTTGTTGACAGCGACTTGGTTGTAAAATCGTCAAGGTTAGCCCCAAGAAATATTACTTTTCCGCCCTTATTCTCAAACGTTCTCACAAGATCAAGCAATTGTTTTGTGGTGTATCTAAATGATGCGTTCTCAAGTCCATCGGTCATAAGAACAACAACTTTCTTTATATCTTTGTGCATTCCGTTCATAAGAACAAGTTCTTCGCCGAATACATCCAGCAGTGGTGTCATTCCATTGCAGATATATTTATCTCTAGTAATAACTGGCGCATCTATAGCCTCTCCGAGATAGATGATATCGCGCCGAGCATCGTCCCAAACAACAATTTTAATGATTGTTTCTTTCAATGCTCTAACTGTATTCAAATACTCATTAATAGCATCAACGGTAACTGGTATGTTCGGAATCATCGATCCAGAACCATCCATAAGTAATGAAATTCTACTCTCTGTCATATTGTATTGTCCTCAATACGATTGATAGACCTTTCCTTAGAAAAGCCTTCCGGGTATCGCTTTTTAAGTTTTCCAATGTTCATGTTAGCGATTGTGCTAAGATCAAAACCTAACGCATCGGCCAGATATGCAATGTACCAAAGGCAATCACCGGCCTCATCAAGCAATTTTATAGCGTCAACTTTGTGACCATGCCATTTCATTTTCTTGATAATGTTAGCAAGTTCTCCGGCTTTGCCAGCCAAGCACAGTCCGGCAAATACCAATCTATCTTCCTCTGGAATTCCATTGGCTGTTCTCATTGCAAGGTTTTGATATTCTTCAAATGTCATATTCCCCATTTCCCTTTCCGGTATATCAACCAGATAATACAATAAACCGCGAGATCCGTAATAGTATCCTCAATGGATTCGTTTTTTGGATCAAGCGGTTCTTCGAATTCAGATGATTTTATCTCAATTCGGAATCCCATCAAATTCATAAGCCTTGCCATTTTATCCCACGTTCGGGTTGCGAGTCCAATCTCTCCTGTTCCAAGTATATTAGCAGGACTGTAATCCGCGTTTTTATCGAGATGTACTTCATACATGTGTTCGATAATATCTCGGAAAGCCTCGGTCTGTTCTGGACGCAGATCCTCGGTAATATGAGTTGGCCTATCAAGATTTATATATCCCATTTTGTCCTTCCGTTGTTCATGTTTATAGCACCAAGTTTCAATACATCCTGAATGCTATCAACTCTCGGGGCCCAAAAGTCATTAGCATTATGGGGCTGATTGTATAATATCTTGTATCCCGAGTATGCGCGTATGTTATGTATTCCGTCATCGAGTAGCGTTCCATAACTTCCGTTTAGTAAAGACTTATCACCAACCTCAATATAGTCCTTCTGGAAACGCTTTGATTCGAGAAATCCATAGTCGTACAACCATTGTAATTTTCTACCCTGATTCTTATAAACCGGGGTAGTGGCGAATACAACTCTGTATCCAAGCTGTTTCAATGCAGAGATGGTTCGCTTTACTACATATTCGGGTTCGAGTAAAAACACTTCATCATACAACGTTGGATCATCAAGATATTCATAGATAATTTCACCGCATTCTGGTTTTACGAATTTCCTCATATCCCATTCGGTGATATCTTTCTTTTGAAGATGGTCGTTGTAGTCTTTATTGTATCTACGCAACCATGCGGATAGAAGATCAGCGATAGTATCATCAATATCAATATAAAATGTTTTCATAATAGACCTCAATTGCGCATCTCCGATTTGAACGGAGAATATGGCCTTTATTTTGATACCAATGCGCAAACTAATTATACATGATTATGTATAACTTTTCAACCGTCAAACACGTCTTTGCCATTCTCGATTCCCCACGCCTCAATAGTGATTTGTGGGAGTTTACCGGCCTTTATAAATTCAAGAACAACTTCACGAAGTTCAGGGACTTTCTCAGCTATGTAAGCAATATCAGCGCACAGATTTTCTTGATGGACGCGAAGTTCAACAGCCTGTCCTTCCGAATCAATACCAAGGTTCTGATCAATATACTGATCAACGCGCTCCGAAATCGCTTCCTCAATAGTCTTAGTACCATAGAACCTGCGATTGTCATCTTCCGCTTTCATTCCAGCGAAGTATGATTCGCGTTGAACCTTTTGCAAGCTATCCGTTGCGTTTTTGAGTTCTGTTTCTGCCTCAAGAACAGCCGGTTCGTAATGGGCAGATAACTGAGCAAGCTCGCGCTCTTGTTTAGCCTTAAGCTCTGCAAGTTGTTGTCTGTGTGCCGCATCCATTTCCGTAATCTTTGATCTTCGCTCGTTTTCTAAGCGAGTCACAACTGCCTGACGTGTCCCACGAAACTGAACAGCATCAGCGATAAGTTTGCGCCATTTCTCAGCGTTCACTTCGATCTCAAGCTGTTCCATGAAAGACTTTCTACGCCTGTTCTTGAATGTTGTAACATCGGGAACACGATCACCATAAAAATCTGAAATAGCAAGACGCAACATCTTTACCATGTGCGCCATTCGTTCCGGGCCTATAGCCATTTTACATTCTCCTATTCACTAAGATCGAAACACCTCATATTCGATTCATCGGCAAAGTAACACACGATATTTGTATCTCTATCATACATTTTTATGATTGTACGATAACCAGATGAATGATATGGTAAAACTTGTATGACAACATCACCAACATACTGAGTATTGGCAGTTATATCATCTTCTGATACGATCTGCGCTCCTTGTTGATCTTGTGGAACGTAAGCAATAGCGAATGCTGTCATTACAGAGAGAACAACAACAATCGCAAATACGAGATATAGATTACGAAACTTGTTCATCTTGTTATATAACACTCCTGGAATCGTTGAGGGCGCACTAAGCGCCCTCAACAAACTTTGGTTATTTGTATCCGATGAACTCGTTGATCAGTTGCGGTACGTTTCCATCAAACCCGGCCACGTCCAGAGCAAGCGGATCAGAAGTGTCACCAATCGTATACCCGGTGGGTGTCATTGACATGGTAACCAGATTGACATCATGTCTTACATGAGATCGATACTGGTTTAGAGCAACAAACGGATGAACCCAACCTGCCCAAGTTTCACTGTCTGTGATGCAAACAAATGCGTCAAAGTCACGGCCTTGTCTCTTTGCCCAAGAAAAAGCGAGTGATGCGTCTGTTCCACCAAATGACATGTGGCTCGTTATCGCCATAGCCTGATCAAGTTTCATTCCGGCGCTGATCCCGAGCGGCCTGATATTATCAGCGAAGCCGATAATCTCGTAGTTTGGCTCGGAGTTAGCAAGAACAAGTGCCATAGCCGCCGCTCCAAGGTTTGGAGTAAAACCAGCAATGCCATTGATCGATCCGTAGGTCATTGAGCCACTCACATCAAGCGCATAGCAGATATTCTTGTGTGTGGCCGGTGCGTTTTTGAATGCAGAGTAGAAAGTGTTCTCACATGCGTAAGAGATATCACGATCAACATTCCACCGATTTTGACCACGCGTATCTACGCCAGCGTTATATTGCAATGATGCAATCAAAGCCTTGATAGGATGCAAGCGGTTTTTGTGCAACCACTCAACATCGTTGAGGCGGCTGATGATCAGATTCTTGGAATCGCGGTCTTTCAGAACACCATAACGAGTCATATTTGCGAGATTGCGGACCATTGCCTCAGCACCCATTTGGGGTAGTAGAGCGATCCACACGTCACGATCAGTCAGATATTCGGTTGGTACAATCTCTCTCGGTGCATTCGCTGTGCGAATCACATCGATGATACCTTCCTTATTGCCCCTGGCCGCATAATCTTTCATCACTTCTGCGGCTGTAATGATATCTGGCACAAGAAAAGTATTGTATTCCTTTCCCAATGACCACAACATTGCCGCTTGGTGCGCCGGTGATGCAAAGCTAAAATCAACATGCGCAAGACGAATGACATCCTTCTGCGACCATCCCTCACGTTGTTGATATTTAGCCAACTGGTAAGCCAGCGAGTTAGGGCTACGATCAAGATACCATTTGGAAACGGCCCGGCGCACAGCCCTTCCCCATCCGCGTTTTGCGTGCAAGAAACTTGCAAACGTGAACAGGTGAGTACCAGTACGAACAACCTTCGGCAACGCATTTAGAGCTAGCTTACGTGCGTATGCCATTCCGTTTGTGTAAGACGCGGCAACTGCAAGAGCAAAAATAGCAGGATCGTTACTTGCGGCGCGTCCATTGTCGCTCACATCAACAATCATATCAATGGTGCGCGTTGGATCTTCATTAAGACATCGAAGAATGTTGGTGTAATTCTCGAACGTCCGCTTTTTCTCGTTGGCGTAGTAGGTTGGTCCTTCTGTACCAAGGATCAAAAACCGTTCAAGTTGAGTAAACATGCCAGCATCAAACACATATCCGCCAGCGTTATTCATAACTTGCTTTTTGCCAGGAACAGGCCGAGATTGAGGAATATTACCAACCTTGTTGCTTGTTCCAGCATTGATATAGGTTTTTCGTGCCATTTCGTACCTCCAACAGAAAGTATAGTCGTGCAAAACGGTTGGCGGGATTCGAACCCGCCTTTTGCCATTAACCGTTATGGAGCGGCTGGTTGCTCAACCGGTACAACCTGTTCTTCTCCATTCGATGTAATAACCGACAAACAATCGTATAATAATTATACCATATATTCGATCATATTGCAAAACGAGTTTTCTCATCGAGAGATAAGAAAAACAATATAAGCAATAAAAGCAATGTTGATAATTGTTAATAATGCAACGCCCATTTTTTCTGTATCATCAAGACAATATACAGAGTTATGCTCAATTCTCACAGCAATGAAAATGGGCCAAACAAATATAAGCATTATTGTAATAACAACATAAACGGCAAGACTTGAAATCATCTTAATAGGATATCCAATAATGAAAAACACCTTTCTCATTTGCTTATCCCTTCTGAAAGAAATAACAATCCATGTTCTTCAAGTGGTTCTATTTGCATTTCGTCAACAAGTTTCTTGATTGCAATAGGAACGCCTTTTATCTCAAGTTTTCCGCCATATAGAGGAATGTAGATAATATCGCTACGCCATATAATCTCATCACTCTCATTTCTTGCACAAACTGTAATCTCAACCTGATCGTACAATACACGGCCAACAATGATCGTAAGCTGAATTGTTGGCTCATCTTTCATACCACTTCTTATGTAATCATTGACTAATTTTCCGAATGTCAGCTTGTTTCCCATGTCTTAATCATTCCTTAATATAAGTTTAATAAAAACTGACTTGACTTGCGTATAGCAAAAATGGTACAATAGAGGGTGGGAGGGAGGGAATAGTTAAAATAGCATGTTGTCACCAAAATCTCGCCATTCCTTAAGCTCTTCCCTAATTCTCTCAGAATCAATAGCGAGTTCTTTCGACTCATCAGCATATCCCTTCATGATGCTATCGGGGATAGGATGATAATTCGCAATCATAACTATGATCTTAATAATAATGGTTAATAATCGAGTCATGAATGCAAACATCTCAATAATCATTCTCTTATCATTTTTGTCCATTGTTGTATTTCTCCTATTAAAAATGCCCGTAGATGCGTTCTACGGGCATTCTAAGCCATTTTTAGGCCATATACGTTATTTGATAACGGATATCAAAGGTAGTGGGTGTATTCCCGTTCTGTGTGTTCCAGGCGGTATAAAACGTCCTCAAGCATAGTATGAAGGACCGCCATTTGGCGATTGTACTCTCCATGACCTTTAACACGTTCAAGATCGGCGAATGACATGAGTGATTCGACAAGCGTGATTGCTATGTCAATTGACTCTATATTAAGAGCCTGGCCGGTTGAGATATTGGCACGATTGTTCATACCAAGGATTTTTACGATATCGTTTTCTCCAAGGGTTGTCAATCCACGAGTCACAAACCCAAGACCCTGATAGCGTTCTTTTGCCGATCTATCTTTTTTGATATCAACACCGAGATCAGCACAAAACGTTTCAAGAGATGAACGATAGTAATATTCACCAAGCTCTTTTATGAGTAGATTGATAAACTCTTTCCTTGTCATTGTGGTTGGCATCGTGACTCCTAATAATCAACTTTCACATCACGAATTGCGAACGTGAAGTGTTTGTCATCAAGATCAACCTCAGCGCCATCACGGGTGTCAAGATCGGGGAACCATTGTTTGCACAGCAAGACAGCAAACCGTGTTCTCTGGATCTTATCACGCACATTTCTCAAATCATTCTTCACGCGATTGAGACTCGCCTTTGCATATTCCAGGGTCGATAGCGGATCTTTTGAGTTAGGCATATTGTTCTCAAATGATTTTATGACATCGGACATAAGTTGATTGGATGGTGTGAGTTTCTTTCCGTCAGCCATTTTTGACAACACGTCATCAATCTTTGGAGCGCTGGAATATCCCTTGATCTTTACCTCAAATTCCTTGGCGAAGTAGTGATCGATGCTTTCTTCCTTGTCTACCGGTGGTGAATATAAGCGATCATGCTTAATCCCGTAGGTTTCAAGGAATTCGATCTGCTCGTTCGTGAATTCGCTCGTGACTTTTTCCATGATCCCGGTTGGATCTAATTCCTTGATCTTGTTGTTCAGGAATTTTTGCATGAACGTAAGCTCAAGCTCGTGATCCAGCCACCCACAATATTCGGTAGATGTTGGCGCAGTGGCAATCTTCTTGTTCACCAGAGGAACAGCACCTAAGTCAACAAGATAGATTGTATCTTCATCGTGTTCATCATAGTAGTTATCTGGTAGCATACCAGCATCGACTAACCGATGAAACGTGTCATAACTCATTGACACTGGAAGGGTGGGCGTGTTCAAGATGCTATCTTTGACCAGGGTGTAGTTGCGATATTGATGACACTGGAAATACTCTCTGAGGCCAACATGCACAGCATCAGGAAGATTAACATGTCCAGGAATTTTTGCAAGGATGGAAAGATTCAGGCGTTTTTGATTCCATGTCAGATGATTGAATGGACAGGCCGTAGTAGAGTCTGCAAAGAATTTTGGATATCCATCGCGTGTCTTTGTGGGTACGCCGGTGCGCTTGTAGTTGAACAACTCGTGGCGTGGATAGAAGTATGCTTTGCTATCTGCCATAAGCAAGTCAATAGCATCAAGCAAGCAAAACGCATCATCGGCTGGAACAAAATCGGTATCTTGTCCCTCAATGAACCTGAACGCCTCAGAATCAAGTGATAGCAACATGCTGTTTTGCGCATTGCCATATTCCTCATTTGTGAATGCGTTGTTCACTTCTTTGATCAATGCAACTTCGCCGATAGATCCAAGCATCTCAATAGCAATGTCTGACTTTGCGGAAGAAACAAATGCGTATGCCAGGGCCACAGGAGCAACGTATGATTGCTCATACGTCATTGACGAAACCGTATCATAATGAGTCAGATCGTGCATGTGATTGATATCAGCAAGGACATAGATGGTGTTAGCGTTCTCTGGAACGTATGTTACAGCATCCATAGTGTTGAGTATCTCAACAGGATACTGCTGGACGTTGAAGCCATCGTATCCAACTACCATCAGAGGTTGCATAACTGGAAGTGGTACTGAAACGCGCAACGCCTTCTCAGATCCAACAAATTGCTCCATGCTCGAATCAAACTCGGTAAGGTGGCTGGAATGGATAAGAGTCCCGCCGATATTCGCTGTCATCTGAGCCATAAGCTCTTTATTATAGTAGTCACCATAACCAACCAGCATCACAGACGAAACTTTGTCGTTCAGCGCACGCATGGTATTGAGAATTTTTTGTACTTCCTGTTTGTAGTTACTTACAACCGGATATCCGTCCGTCATAAACATGAGCGATACGGTTCCAGGAAGTGCGGAAAGATTACCGATGATGTTATCATAGGTATCTGCCAGGATCTCAGAAAAGCATGTGAGGCCTACAACGCTTTTGTATTTCTGTAATGCACTTTTTACAGTATTTTGGAATGACGAATTAACGGAAAGGCCGATAAAGATCCAGCCAAACTTCCCGTTTTCAGTTGAAAACCAACCGATTGATAAGGTATCTCCATCGCGGAGTTGCTTGGAACGCTCAACCATATCATCAACCAATTGAGGCAATGTATAATACATTGATCCAGAACGGTCAAAGATCCAAACGTGATTTGTAGGATCAGGAACAGAAGCCTTTTCCTCAGAGCGATCCAATTCGATAGCGAACAAGTTGTACTTATTCTTTACAGGGGCTACAGATACTTTCATTGTGTGTCCTTTCGAATCGAATACGAATTAGACTTACAACATGGACCGTAAGAGATTCGAACTCTATCTTCTCGTTGCAACGGAGATGATCTGCCATTTGATCTAACGGCCCATTTTATCTTTATGGAACAGGATAACTAACATCGGGAGCCGGGTACGGCTCTACAGGAGCGGGGTATCCGATATCTTGTGTTGGCCGAACAATTCTTCGTAGGAATAAAGGAATAGTAGCTTGAAGGTCTTCTTCGTGTTCTCCGCTTTCGTTTTCGTCATCTGTTGAGTTATCGGTTGTGTTAATAGCATTCATTTCAATGTTCTTTGGAACACGAGTTGGAGTCGAAAAAGATACTACGGCAGGATCATTGTTATCGATCATATAAGCCTTAGCTCTGTTTTTCATTATACCAAACATGATAAAAGCGAGAATGAATGATACAAATAGAATAATTATCGTTTTTTGTTTTAGTGAGGTCATTGTTGCCAACCTTAAATAAGTGGCCCGGTGGGTAAGGAGGTGAAAAAAACCCACCGGGCGCTCAATATTGAACACGGTAATGTGGTGAGAAACCGGTTTAGCTCTGGCCGGGATTCGAACCCTAGAGCGAACAAGTATTACTCGTCCAGCAACCACGCCACTAGCCATCATAGTCTGGTAGATAGATAACAGTCTCTCTTTCGTACCGCGAAAGTCTATTTTCATTCGGTAATAAGTTGCGCTCGATAAAAAACTTCTGTACTGAAGTTTACCGAAGGTAACCGAAGCGCGGCGTACCGAATCTTTATTAGGTTGTTAAAACAAGGTAATAAATTAGCGCTCGATTTATTAGTTTCGTTTCATATACAAAGTTTGGTTATCGAACACAAGCGTACCTTATTATCTGTCTCGTGGGTGATGCGCCTATCACCCACTTATTCCATTCCGCACCGCAACCAACTTGAAGGAGCTTGACCAAGGAGATCCCGGCGGCGCTCACCGGTGAGCCTTGCTAAGTAATAATCTGGTAATGTATTTGATCACCATGTTTAGCGTCTTAACCACTTAGACCACACGGAGCCTCGGCTCACAGGTTGGGATTCGAACCCAAATATCTCTGCCCAAGTCAGATAACAGTGATCTTCCGTACCAGAAAGATTCAATAATAAAGTGGTAATAAAAGTAGGCTGGACATTATTTTTCCTCTGCCATTGAGCTACACACGGATCTTCTTTTTCCGCATGACGGGATTCGAACCCGCAACCTATTGTTGTTTATACAATTGAGATAACCCAACCAATCCGTACCACTTAAGTTTTCAATGTTCTGGCGGTATTAAGATTGCAGTCGATTTAAGAGTCTGTATACTTGTAGATAACCGACTTGCTTCGTACCGCATCATCATAGTCGCTTGTGCCGTTGGGTTTGACTTAAGGAGGTCCATAGAGTAGCTAGAACTCGGGACAAGCGATGAACCGTTATTTGTTTTTGTTCTAGCATGTATATATTATACGACTATTCAGAATTATTGTCAATAGGCAATTTTTCTTGGTCGTTATCTTTCTGAGTAACTGACTTCATTGCTTTCTCATAACGATCTTTTGAGATAAATACAAGCTCGTTCTCAAAAAGAACAGCGAATTGAGGTCGATAGCCAGTTTTATCGTGATGCCAACGAGCAGACGAATGAATAAAACTGTCATCATCACTCCAATATTTATTAACAAAGCGATCATTGATATCATCGCCAGCAATATTGACATAATCTTTATTACTAGCCGCGTAGTAAAGAAAGATATCATCAATCTTTGACGGAAGATCAAATTCATCATCCATATTCACGTCAAGAGCTTTGCATAGGCCAGATAATTGTAACTGATACCAGTAAGGAATATATGGATCACGGCGATGCTTGTAGAGCGCCCGGATCAACAACTCCACTTCCTTTGACGACACTTTCTTTTCGCGTAAAAGCTGAATGGTTGCTCGATACTTTGACATAGCTATTTCCTTGTGAAGAATAGTTTTGAAAACCAAGAAAGATGAGTGCGTTTCTCATAACATTGTTTGCATACAAAGCGTCCATAGCTGTAATCAAAATCATTTAAAAGGTTTTCAAGCTGTTGTGGGCTATCAATGCTAACGCTATCAATATGACCGCAAGAACATGGGTAACTAATAATGATTCCTTGTTTTTCATTCCAACCATGATATGTGAAATAATAATGATACATTCCACCATCATTCTCAATAGAATTAACAGTATGCACAAACTGTATAGGATCAGAACCCTTAGTAACACGAATAACATCTGCTAAAGAGCAATCAAGAAAGTAGGCCAGATGCTTAAGTCGCTCAACGTATCGATAATCGTTTGACTTCTTTTGGTCGTAAACTGATTTATTCCACCATTTCTCAATACTTTGTTTGATTAATTCACTCATATCTGGCATTACGGTATCTCCCTAACTCTGTAGTGTTCAGGCCATTCTTCCGGGTCTGATCCGCTTGTTGATTTATATCCAAGTTTCTTAGCCAATGCACTACCGGATTGTTTCATATAGAATGGAATCCCGTATATTGAGCATTGTAGCCAAGCGTACTTGGCCCATCCCCAATTCATTTCTCGTGCCTGTGGTCCGCTTTCGCCACCAACAATCACCCAATCTAACTTTGTGATCCAATCTTTGAAATTTATATAGGAAAGTAATGGCTCGGCGCTGATAAAGTTCTTTCCAGGCCACATTTCCAATAATATAGGTATACGTGCATCGGCGGTGTCTTGGTTTTCTGTAGTGATCCCGAGCCTTATGTGTAAGTTTCCATCAGGATCTTTGATCCATCTTTCAGGAAACATGCGCTGTGCATTCTCGATTCGTTTCGTAAGAATCAGAAATTCAATGTATCCACCGGCTATTTCTCCGGCACGATCAAGAGCATTCCACAAATCATTGCGCCACTCATCAGGAACTTCATCATCAAACACATCACTGAGTGATGAAACAAATACTCGGTGAAACTGCTTATGATCAAATGCGCATTTGGCCCATGTGAACACGCTATTATGCGTTCTCTCACTTGTTAATTTACGTGGTGCGCCCTTCCCCCAAGAGCCTTTATCTGTCCATTTGTAGTAAGTGTTTTGCCTTTCGGCGTAACAAAACTTACATCCGGGACTGATCTTTGTGCATCCAATCCACCAATTAAGTGTTGAACCGGGATGCCAAGATCCATCTTGCCGCTTTGTAGCGGTCCATCCTATCTTGGTTTCTTTTCCCATGCGCCACCTATATTTTATTAGAAACTTCCCTATATAATATTATAACCTAAAGGATCAGATCGAGTCGAACGATCATTGACGGCTTCAAAGGCCGGTGTCCTACCATTAGACGATGATCCTTAAATTCTAGTATTCGCTTGGTAGCAAAATACAGGTTGAGCTTCTATCTGCCTCGGTAATAATCCATATCTTTGTATTATCATTGAGCAGATAGGCGGAAAGAATACGTGTTCCGCCGTTGATGGATTTGTTGTTTTCCTGCTTGTCAAAGGTTGACACAACTCCCCAATCACCAAGGGCATGTTTCATGAGGAATTCTTGTGGGCGCTGTTTTGCCTCATCAAGTGCATATTGAGCGCCTGTGGTAATCACTATTTGCCCAAGCGCGAACAACGGTTTTCTGGTATTAGGTATCTTTGGTAGCACAGTCGCTTACTCCATTATGGTCAGGGTCGCAGAGCATATTTTCAATGCCATTGACTCCATAAGGATCAGCCATATTGACAGGAACAATGAAGAATGTATCCAGCCGGGTTGCTTGAGCAAGCGCTTTTGTGATCCCGGCCTTTACAGCGGTATTAATCGCCGCCGCGTCAACAATGGCCCATCCTTTGTTTTGTAAAAATGACACAAGATTGCTTACATCTTCGATGTCACCAAGCTGGCCGCGATTGAAACCGGCCATTGCTTTCAATTCCTCTATAGAAGTTATGGTTGTGAGTTTAGCGGAGTCCCAAGCATAGAACGCAACCCCTCTTTCTCCAATAGGCCACACAATCAAAAACTTCGTGCTTGATGGATCTACAATAATTGTGGACCACCATGCACCGCCCAAAGCACTCCGAACAAGGGCCATAGTCTGAAACTTTCCAATCTGGATCAATTCACCAGGAGATACAGCGTACTCAAGACCTGGAGCTTGCATTGCCGCAGAGCAACCGTATGATAAAATGACGGATAGCAACAGAGCAACACGAAACACATGTGACATTACTTTATTCAATTTCATTTCTCTATCCTTTCGTATCATGGTTTTGCTCTGCCCGGATTGCTCCGGGCAGTTGCATTAGAAGAAAGCGCAATATGATTAAGCTGAATTTTAGATCAGGCCAACCAGTTGCGTAAGGCTCGGCTTGACGACTGAGGAAAACGGCGATCCCTCAACACCATTTGACTTTGCGGCGTTTTCAGCAGGTCCAGAAACAAGATTACTAATCTTGTCATCCATGAATTTGTGGTATGGATCAGTGTCTTGACCTGACAACATGAAGATGAACGAGAACCTGTAATCATGGTATACCTGTTTTGGCACAAGACCTTTATTGGCCGGATGCGCACAATAGGCCATAATAGCTCGCTTGAGGGCCACCACTCTGCCAGTATAATCATCTTTTTCTTTCAATTCTCCTGGATGAAGAATGGCAATTCCAGTAAACGGAACACCGGTGTAAGCATTGCGAACAACGCATAACACAGCACGCCGAGTACCAACTACACGCTTCACGTTATGAATGCTTCTGAGATATTCGGGCAAAAAGTCGCCCAAATAATCAAACTTGATCTCAGTGAACGTCACAGCGATATGGCGCTTTAGATGACCCTCTCCGGTACGGAAAGTAACCACGTCACCAAACATAAGATTATCCTTTCGTCTAATATGAATAGAATTGTAACACGTACATATTATTTTATATGAATAACATGCGCGTGTCAATACCTAAGTTTTCTCAGGATGCTTCTTCAACGTCAACTGCGTTTGGATCTTCCTTGACAATACCCTCAAGAACCTGGAACGCATAGTTCTTCGCTTTGTAAGCACGAATTCCACTCGTGTTTTCTACGCGAATCACCACACCTTCCATCAAGTGACGTTTATCAAGAGTTGAACATCTATTGTCCAGAAACTTTTCGAGAATAACATTCAGAACACTGCTAACGTATGATTGTTCTTCATTTACATGAATATAAATCATTCTTAGAACAGGAACATGTTTCAGAAATAGCTCAGAGCATCGTTTCATAGTTTGCAACCACGATAACTCTGTCTCAATTCCATCCTCGTTTTGCACAGTGATGCGATACACGTAAAAGTCAAATGCTGGATTCATGCCACCATTATCATTCACGGTATTGCATCCGTATGAGTAAACCATTGGCCTACTGCCAATAACATCAAAAGGAAACTTAACAAACTTGTCACGTATTTCCTTTTGTAAATCTTTATCCTTGATTTTATCAATAGATTGAGAATTCATAATCGGAGATCCGAACGTATCGAACCCGACTATCTCGTAGTATATGGTTTCCCCTTTGCGAAGTCTCCCGATCATTGACTTGTGAATTTGCCAGCGATAATGTTCCCTTCCAAGTCCAGTGATATCTTCACGGTTGTTGCATATCGTGTTTCGAGTACCGGTCACATATTCATACTTTTCTGTGACCACCGGTGCAATAACCTCACGCTTCAATACACGGTTTACCAAACTCGCAATCATTCCAAAGCGTTCATGCTGTGCTTTGACGAATCCTGTTCGTCCGCTTGTTCCATGAAGTTTCTCTGTAATGATGAAGAAAGATCCTGGTGGGATCGTGTCCATATAATACCGGATCTGCTCGGTATCGTAGTGCTTGTTGAGCATGTAATGATCCCTAACCTTTACGGGTTTGTCGGATCTCGATTGGGCTTTGCGGGTGGCCTCTGTCACATATTTTGTACATATTGGATTTCCGTTTAGCTCGTTGAACGTAAGTCCTTGTACAAGTTCTTTTGTACTACCGGTCCATTCGAACGCTGATATCTTAACGGCAAACCCTTCTGACTTCACGCCCCTGAACGGCTGGACCCTAACTCTCCTGGTATCCTCAAAGAAACCAGTAACGGTTGTGTCTGCATTCTTGGTAGCATCCCTATAAAGATTGTTGTAGTGGCAAAACTCATGGGATAGCTGACCATCAGGCGGAAAGATAACAACAAGATCTCCGATATGGTAATCCTTACTAACAATGAAGTTTGCACCGTTGTATGGCAGAATCATAAGTCGATCAGCATTTGGGTGATCGAGCAATTGATGAACGGATATGACGTGTGCGTTATACATCCTCGTTATCTCCTTTTTCTCCAACAGTACCAAGATCAACGGTTTGTCCTGGGGGTGCATACTCAACTCCGTAGTCCTCAAGAAGTTGTTGAGCATCATGGAATTCATTTAGAGTAGTTGTAAACGCAACTTTGAATGCCACCATCATTTCCTCAAGGCTCGTTTGTTGATGGACGCATTGGCTTGCGAGATACATGATCAATGGTCCGCCGCGTGCTAGTAGATCGGCCCACACCATCTCTCGCTCTACAGTGTCATCGAATACGAATTCGAGAAGTATTGTTTGGTCAAGAAATTCAACCGACCAAACTCGCTGAGGTTCCCCGTTAGAATCAATCCTGTCACTTCGGGTGACAATTCCTTCGCCCTCAGTGACAGGAAGATTACTAACTATTCTCTCAGCTAATTTTAAACTAGCTGGATCAATCATTTTTTACCTTGTTTTCAGAATACGATTCACGTCCTTGACACTAATTTCTAGTGCCTTGGCGATCAGTGGATTTGACTTGCCTTCATCTTTGAGTTCAAAGACTTTTGCGATGATACCGTTCTCGTCCTTTTCGGTGCTGTTTCCGTTACTTTCTTCCTCATCACTGTTGAGCGGTGGGATATCGTGTAAACGCATGATCATCTTTTGATCTTCTGTAAGCGTTCCGTCAAGAATTGATAACTCGTACTCATCAGGCATTTCATCAGAAGTAAGTGGCCGATTGCCAACCGGATCTTCCCAATAGCGTCTGATCTCTAACCAAGTGAAAGGTTTCATCTTGCGCGGCAAAACTGATACGATTTGGATACCATGATCGGTAACTTTCTGCCGTGAAATTCGCTTGAGGATCAGGCCAATAGGTTCTGGACCGTCCGGGTTATGGCGGAGATAGGCACGCAACAAAGTTTTTTGCGCCAACGGTAGCTTGCAATCCGGGATCATTTTACCAGTACGTCTACCAGCGATGTTCTCTGGTTTGAGGTGGGTTGTGAGAATGATCAACTTAGCGGCCTTTTGCAACCGGTTTAGGATAGAGGCTTCATAATTAAATGATTCTTTCCATTCCTCAGCACCCTTGATATCACCTTTCGGTGACCACCTTGAGCGAAACTGAGTTGGGTTCATATTGACATACGGATGGAAAGTATTCTCGAACCGTGTCCACGTATCCCAAATAAGCACGTCAAACTTTGATCCACGTTCTTCTGACGCCACGATAAGCTCATCAATGATTTCAAGACATTTCTTATGGAAAGAAATTTCTTTGAGGCCCTCTCCTTCGGAGAATAAGTTTCGGTAGTACCCTAACTTGTGGCCCTGTTCGTTGATTTGTTCTACGGTCATCACACCTTTGATATCATCATCAATAAAGGCTGTGTTTTCAGGCATTGCCCCACTGCTGAAAGCAAACATGGTCTTTCCAGCATCGGGCTCGCCGGTCACATGGATTATTCCATGAAACAGAACAGGATTAAATACATCACTCATACCAATATCATTCCTCTCTAATTCCAATATCGAGATTGAGGCCATCAGGCAACCCCAACCACTTCCGCGCTTCGGTTCTAACAAAGTGCCAGTTTTTATCCTTTGTTTTTTGAAGTTCTTCCCAATCTGTTAGAAACCAGAGAGCAGTTAACAGGTCATCACCAAGACCACGATCCTTGATCATCTGGCGAATCACTTTTGCGCCTTTGATACCGACACCAGGAAATGTTGATAGTGTGAGTGTCCAATTCTTCTCAACCGTAAGTAGTGTGCGCGGGACAGTCGATGGAACAAGTATATCCACCGGTGTTTTCTTTGCGCAAATCTCCTTATCACGTTTTGAGAAATACAGTGATGACGGATTGCCATAGCTTGATAGACTTGTTCCGCCATGATCTACCCACGCATCTATCTTAATAACCATATCCTCATAGGATCTGAGTTTATGATCATCAAGTACAATCAATACAGATTGCCAGGGATTAGATCCAAATTCTTGCATCTTGTGAAGATTGAATAACAACACATCGACTGTTCCTTCGCTTACATCAGGAGCATGAATAACGCGGTACAAGATAGCGCCAGCATCTACATGCTTTTTGATCATTGCGTCAGTCATCGGCGGGAATCCTTTTGGAGAGATAAGCACGTCAGCGCCACACCGCTTTTTTAATTCGGGTGACTCCTTACCGTCTGGAATGTTATCTTCCAGATCGTAGAATATCATTAGGATTCTCCTTGAAGGGGAGACTATAACGGCCTCCCCTTCTATTTATATATAGGGTTGAACGTTACGCGGTCTTTTCAATTTGTTTGATAGTGGAAACGGGAAGTCCATAATCGGATGCAATCTTGGTGGATTTGGTTCCACGACCCAATTCTGCACGAATCTCTTTAATGGTACTGGCCCAAGTTTCATCATCATAGCCTTCGGGCATGGGGATAGAAACTTCAACAGATTCAGCATCATCACTCTTTTCTTCAATGCCACAAAATTCAAGCGCGGCTTCCTTTGTGTCAAACAATTGCACAGGATACGCCACAAGCGGATACACGGTTTCCATTTGCGGATCTCCGTTGTCATCGAATAGAGTGTTTCCATCTGCATCGCGTTTTTCTTGCGTGCGTGGCTTACCGCCCTTATCTTCATCCCAGGTAACAGCGGACCAATATTTACCAAGTTTATTGATTTCCAATTCGCGCAACTTAGGCGCTATGATCTTGGTATACATATCAGACGTTGGGAATAAGAAGAACCACCGGTCATTTTCCCATGAAACCTCACGGTTAAGTACCGTATCTTTGTACAAGCGGATCATGAAAACGTTATAGGGGTTCTTTTCCAAGCCGTTAGCCACAACAAACTGATTAGCCTTAGCGCGTGCGGCCTTGATGCTTTCTTTGTTACCAATCGCATAGGGGAAGTAGGTTTCTTCCATTTCGAACCCATCGGCTTTCGTGGTAAACACTTTCCAAACGAATGCAATCTCAATCTGTAATACAGTACCACCGGAGCGCCCTTCCTTCTCGGCCTGTTCCATCTGTTCCCAAAAGTCCATAGTGGGTTCTTGGGAGTTATCCAATAAATCTTGACTCATGTAAATCTCCTAAACAAACAGTAATGTGGATAAAAATTGACATATATAATTATATGCCAATTCCTAAGCTATGTCAATCGCCAATTATCTTGTACGAGATTAAAGCAAAAGAGGGAGAAACGCATAAGCATCTCTCCCTCTTTGGTTAATCATTCGTTTGAGTTGGTGGATTTTCTTCACCATCGATATGATCGCTATACAAGACGCACAGTAGTATGTCTTGTGGATCAAAGTATTCGGGCCATTTTAGTCTATCTGCAATTACAGCATTCTCATCAGGAATGACACCGGCTATTGAGATATCGTTTCCTTCTATGTTTAGGGCAATGAGAGGAAATAGTGGTGTGTTCTCATTTGCTCCTTTTTGTTTCCGTACTTCATCGGCAATAGCTTTGATGCTAACTGCAATTGGAGCGCCACAGGATATTCTAACTGACCCCTTAAACTCTCTGCGCCATACACAACTTTCGCAGTTTGATTGATCAAAACCGTATTCGAGATATTGCTTGACGAGTTCAGAGTTCTTTGGTGCTGTTCCGTTATTTCCTGACATTGTTTTTCCTTATGTATTCCATTGTGCGCCTGTGTTTTATAGTCCTTATAGCAGAACCAACAAAAGCGGCACTAAAGCTACCAACAACGGCGAATATATAAATGAACACAGGAAACAATACGGCGATGATTGTAGGAAGTAGGACAAATCCCCACGACTTCCAATCCATAAACTCAGTACCGAATATCTTTGCAGATAAGAAGATGGCCTGAACAACGAGCCACACAACAAAAACCTGACCCATGCAAGATTGTGATTTTTGGTTGTTACCCATCTGGTTTTATCTCCATGCTTAGTAGGCTTTCTTTTCCAGCCTCATCAGACACAACTCCGTAGAGCATGATAATCGGATCATCGTGGTATCTGGTAATGTTAAGATCGAGATCTTGATTAAGTTGAATCCACTCATTGTGCCCAACTTTAAAATCATCAAGATCAATTGTTTCAAGCGTAGATTTTGCAAGTTGAATTGCCTCTTGTGTTGTCATGTTTCTCCTTAAAAAAAGAGATCAAGTTCTACGGTTGCTTAAGCCTATGAACTTCCTCATGAGCGTTACCTAGGGATACTCAAGATTGAAACAGTCTCTGACGGTGGCAAGAACGCATACTTATGAAATCGACCACCACCCTGTAAAGATGGGTAATCAGAATCTTTGGTAGATATAGATCAGGGTGGTTTGAGTAAAACATATACGTTCTCTATCCTGTTTCCGCCGGTCAACAAAGAAAATATAGGGGTTCATAAAACGCCCGTTCTCGTTCGAGCGTAATATGCAAGTTAGGGTTTGACGAAGCGAATTCGGTTATCGTTCATAGCCATTCCGAGACAGGCCAGCAACTCAAGGGTTGCGTCAAGGCCAAAGCGTATATTCGGATGCTTTGCCTTGATGTTATCTCGTAACTGTCCGGCGATGCGCATTATGTTTTCTTGTTCTTCTTCGCTTAGGTCGCCGAACGCTTTGCGAATAACCTCAGTCATTTCGTCAGAGGACAATGTGTTTACCATGTTGATTCATTATAGCATGATAAACACATTTGTCAACAATGAGTTTTCTTATTTATACACTTTCGGTTTGTTACTTATTGAGTTGATCATTTCAGTCTCTTTATTCAGATTGTAGCTCTAGTTTGTTCACAAACTCTTTTGCCAGTTTGCGCACTTTTAAAAAGTCGCGTGACCTACGCCATTCATAAGCAAGATCATCGCAACCAACACACGAGTCGCTTTTAGATCTTACATTGAAGAAAAACCACTTGTTAAGCAGTAATAATACAAGTGGATTATCGTTGATAGATCCAAACGGAAGATTGCTTCCAAAACAACATCCATCCGATGACTTTCCATTTGGAAGAATTGAAATAGTGTTCCGATAATAGCAAGCATTTCGAAGTCCAGCATCTCTAACACCGATTCCGTTCTTAAAAGCGCGGCCAACGTTATTTGTTCCTCTATCTTCCCAACTTTTCTCTACATAAAAACGATTTTCTTTCACAGCATCTCTAAGGTTGTATGGTTCCTCATCATACTCGCTGTATATTCCTGCATCGTAGAGGCCAAATCCTTCTTCTCCGAAGTAATCATCAAACATAAATTCAACTTTGTTCTTTCTGAATTCAGAATGATAATTATCGTTTGATACTCTTATTGACAAAGCCTCATCACCAAAGTGGTAGCCAATAATGTCAAGAAACTTTCGCAACGCTTTGGGTTTTTCAAGCCACCATCCATTTGTTGTCATCTCTATTTTATATTCATCAGAGTATCCCATTATAAAATCAAATGCACGCTCAAATTTATACAATGGCAATGTTGGCTCGCCGCCAATCAGGTTTATTTCCGGCCTGAGATTATATAATTCAAGTATCCTACACCATCCAATCACCTTTCGCATGATCTCCATGCTCATATACTTACCGGATTTGTGCGGACCACAAAAATACATACAGTGATCACACTGGAAATTACATTTTTCTGTAAGTAACAGAGATAAAGTAACTTCATTATCTATAGCTTCTTCGTAAATAGCACTAAATGTTGTACTCATGATATGCCTCCTTATTAAAATGAAAAACGGCACATGAAAGTGTGCCGTTTTTCATTATGCTATCCTAAAGCCAATAGTTTTTTATGAGTATCAGGGTTGTTTTCATCTTCTTCGAAGTCGATTACTGACCTGAATATCATTTTTCCGAGCGTAGATACGGAGAAAAGGCTTTCTTCGGTTGTGTAAACCCAAAGTTTTGGACTTACAATAACAAGTTTTTCGGGTTTGCAATGTCTTAGAGCGGTTTCTTTTGCATCTTTTAGACTGATTGCTATAACCGTTATATGTCGATACTGGTTTACAATAAATGTTCCGTTATGATATACAGATGTCTTTATGGAAAACTTGTAACCAATGTAAGGATCAATGTAATTAATGTAATTGTCCATATCAGTCCTCATCGGCCCACAAGATAAGCCACCAACAAAGCTGTTGGCTCGCCATTCCAATAAGCACATTAACTATTCGTGGAACGCTTGGAAAGAAATACAGTCTTAAGCACACAATCACGATAGAAAGTGGCAAAGACAAAAACATAGAGATTACAAATTGCTTAATCCACTTCTTCACAGTATTCTCCTTAGTTAAATGTGAACCCAAGTTCCTCAACAAATGGCGACCAGGGACATTCTTGGTTGAGCCACTCTGCCGATTCTACAAGGATCAGCTTGTGCATTGCTCTGGTAGCACCAACATAGGCAAGATTTCTTTCATCTTCGATGCTGTTTGGGATACCGGTTGGTAATTGACCCTTCTTTCGTTTCGGTGGGACAATCGGAAGTCTTGTCATATTAAGAATGACGTTTGGCTTTTCTAGTCCCTTATATTTATGGATCGTTGATACCTCAACGACCTCATCTGAATTCTCCGATACTTGAGCAAGACTATCAAGATCGGTGAGGAACTGCTCTACAGTCATGGTTGTTTTGATAATCTGGCGCAACACATCGAAATCTTCTGCTTTTGATTCTTCACCAGGATCATCAGCGTCCGAGTATCCCTCCTCATGAGCAAGCCAGGGCATAACCGATTCGGATAGAATGACGTTCATACAAGCCAGCGCGTCTTGACTGAATTGGCTAATGCGATTCACGAAATAAACAAGGTCGCCAGCACCTTTGGATGCAAGAGTTGGATGATGACCTTTATTAGTTTCAAACTGTTGTGCCTCAATTCCTCTCCATGATCCAGCGGCGGCTACGCTTTGAGCGCCATAATAGCGCACCGTACTCATGTCCACGTTCTCGCGGACCACTACCGGACACCCGCAATCAACCCAAGGCTTCGTATTGGAGCATCCTTCAATATGTCGGCGGCGAGTCATAGGCGCTACAAAGTGGTCACTGGCAACATTCGCCACTTCTCTCAGAATATCAAGATCATCGCGTGCGCCCTGATAATTGATTGCCAGCCGCATGTAAGCCAGCACCTTGCGAATGTGAGATGCGCCAAACAACAATCCGCCATTCAAGTTTATAGCCGGTATCCCTTGCTTTATAAGCTCTGTATGGATAGCGGCACACTCAGCGCGTGTTCTGCTGAGTATAGCCCAATCGCCAAACTCCTTACTTTCAAGTAGCTTCTCGGCCACAAAGAGATTAAGTTCATCGAAAGTATCGAAAGACACATAATCGATTGGCTGTCCTCTCTCAGATCCTGGGCGCGGTAGCGCATCCTCAACCTTGATTTCTCCGGTATAGTTATGGCGAATGAGTTTATTGGTTGCATCGATGATCACTTGATCTGAACGGTAATTGATAGGCATCCCGAAAGTTTTTGTATCTTTCCAGTGTTTCTGAAACTCAACTTCCATAATTTCAGGTTTCGCGCCTTTGAACCTATAGATGCTCTGCCGAGTATCACCGATTGCAGTGATGTTCTTCTTTTTCTCAATGATTGAGAATAAGATTTCAGCCTGAATGAAATCGGTATCTTGAAACTCGTCAACCACAACGAAATCAAACTTTGACATCAGGTTATCGAGAAATGAGCGATCAGTCCGAATTCGTTTTAGCAACTCGGTCTGCATCATTGTAAAGCTAACAAGGTTATGGGCCTTACAGTATTGAAGATAGCGAAAGTAGATATCCGAAAGCCACTGTGGGGCATCGTAAGGAACATCGCTGTACCTCGCTAACCTGCTTTCGAACCACACTTTAGAGTTCCTGGTATCGACCATGTTTTCTACCGCAAGGTCAATCCACCATTGGATATTCTTCGGACTTTCTTGCCATCCAAATTCATCAAGCGAATCATTGATAATCTGCTTGACTTGGAACCAATGAGGCGATGTGTTACTAAGCACATTCACTTTTACGCCACTGGCCTTGAGTAGTCTGAGGCTCATAGCATGAATAGTGCATACCCAATCCACGAGAAACATGCGAATAGGGTCTGCCTCAACCCAATCGCGGTTAAGTTGTACTTCGGCAAATGGATCATCCTCTTGTTGTGTTCCGGCGTTTGGATCTGCAAAGAAAGCAAGTTCAGCATCCGTTATATCTGCCCATAAAGCCTTGGCAATACGAATGCGCATCTCTGCGGCGGCCTTGCGTGTGAACGTAACGGCGAGAATACGGGATGGATCAATACCATTAAGAATCATATTGATTATCATGTCAACCATCGTGGTAGTCTTTCCGCTCCCGGCTGACGCGGTAACTTTACTTGCACCGTATCCCAGGTTGTTTACGACTGCAAGTTGTTTGTCATTAAGGCGATTGAAATCTGGTGGCCTTACTTTGCTTCGATCAACAGGAACAAGAACAGGCGGAAGTGAACTAGACACTTTCGATTCTATCTTTCCATGTTTCTCTTGGTATTCTCCGATTGCCATCTTTGCAGACGGATTGATAACTTTCCATCCATTATCATGAGAATATTTGCGGCACGATGCAAACAGCTTTCCAACGTGTTTGCTCTTTGGATTCTGTACAATGTTCACTCTGAGAAGTTTTCCACAAGTTGCGCACAGGTCCAATTGATCAAGAATGCCAACCATGTTTTCGATCTTCTCGTACATTCGTGCTTTCCATCCTGGAGTACGAGTGACATAGTTGAGAAGTTTGGCCTTTTCACTGATCACAAAATCGCCATTGAGATCCATCAAAAGAATTCGAATGGAGTTCTCACCAGTGGAATCTGCTATTCCACTTGGGCCGATGCTGGAACGGATAATGAGCTTTGCATTTGTTAATGGTACTTCAAACACATGCTCTCCGCCCACGATTCCAACATCGATTGAGTCATCAGGCAACGCCTGTTTAAACTCGTCAAGTGTAAATCGTTCAATCATCTTATTCCTCCTTTTTAAGATATTCTTCTGGAATAGTGGTAGAATCATCAAGCCAACCGTGCAAAGTATCATCGTCAACAAACGCAACTGGTTTAACATACTTGGCAAACAACATGTGACCATCACGCACACTTGTACCTACCGGAGAAAGCATAGAACTTTTATCTGGAATAGCTTCCTTTCCATATAAATACCATAATCCATCAGGTATTTCTCCGCTCGTCCAGAATATAGCCAAGTGTGAGTTGTCAAATCCGTAGGCTGGTGAGATAATATACTCAACGTCCTTTTTATAGGGTTCATACTCGCACAATAGGGCGTGCCGGGTGTTGAAGTATGCGGAGAAGAACAGCGCATCGTATATTCCACGCCCTATAAGTGGATAGCAGAACACCGGCCCAAACTTTGGGGTTGTCTTTCTGCCGATTGCGTATTTCAACTGTGCTTTGCTCGCAAGCATAGAGCGGTAATAGTATCCCTGAGATAAGGGAACTTTTGTTACCACCTTAATACAATACTTAACTTGCCTCTTTTTTCGTGGCATGTTTCAAACTCCTTTCGGTTTTCTGTGTAACTAATATATGGTTATATTGTACAATGAAGTTGTGTACTTGTCAACTATACTGAGAAAACTCGATTGGTGATATAATCAATAAGCGGGAGATGCTTTATGACAAATTTCAACGACCAAGTAACTGGTATAGACACAAGCGAATGGCAGGATAACTCGTCCACGCCGCAAGAGATCGACTGGACAAAGCCACGCACCAACAACATCAAGTTTGTAATCAATCGAGCGTCCTTTGGCACTTATGAGGACAGCATCTATGCTCATAGCATAAATAAACAACGTGAGCTTGGATACCTTACAAGTGCATACGGTTTTTATAATAACCTTGCGGGAGCACCAACGATTGAAAATCAAGCAAAAAAGTTTGCCAGCATTGTTAAGTCCGCTGGTGGAGTAACGCTACCGGCAGTATTCATGGACTATGAGCGTGCAAACTCTAATTATCCTGAGTTACCAAAACGGGATGGTAGCCTTGATATCATCAAAAGATTCACGACCACCGTTGAGGACATACTTGGTATTGAATGCGGTTTATATACAAGCGCATCACATATTCGCTATAATATAATGGCAACCGACTATGGTACTTATGGGGATATCCCTACGTGGCTTGCGGTTAAGCCGCTGTGGGTAGCCGCATGGGTGAAAACTTTGCTTGGAGAAGATCCGATTGATGCTGTTATCAGAACCGGATTTATTCCAAACTTATACAATCAATGGAACAACAAGTACACGATCTGGCAGTTTTCAGAAAAGGGAGATGGAATTCTTAATGGCATGGAAAGCTATGGACTTGATATGAACAAGTACAACGGTACTTACGCCGATATGCTCTCTTGGGCCAAACATGAAGTTCCAACACCTGAGCCGCCAGTTGAAATTCCTGATAATGGAGATGTAAATATGTGGGAAGATAACGTAATGATTGCCGCTTTCAATAAGGTGGGCAATTACAATGAGCCTACTACGGTAGACTTCAATGCAATTAAGGCAATGGGGTTTAGTGCCGTATTGCTCAGGGCCGGAAGCTCTACAGATCAGCTTAATTATGATGATCCGAGCGCAAACTTCGCAGATGATATACGCTACGGCACATTCTTATCGGCGGCAAAGGCCGCTGGACTTATGATCCTGGTGGATTATGACTTCAACGCTATGCTCGACAGCGTGAATGCGTATGACGGATCACGCACCTTACAGCACTTAAACTTTGTGTTAAGTGGTGGAAAGGTTCCTAATCTTGGAGGTGGTTTACTACTTAACTGTGAGCGCAATACATGGTACGAGAGTGGTAACATGAAAACATGCGTTTCGAGCATGTACGGAAAAGATCTTAAGAACGTGTTCAATGCAATATGGGATAAGTACACGCTTGTTCCAGGAGTGAGAACAGGTCGATGGTTCTTGGATAAACAGGACACGAGTGGAGTTGCCATTAAGTCTCAAATTCCCTGGCTCGACATGGGAAATTTGAGCGTTCCGATATTCTTCGCAAAGCTGGAAAAGACTGTTGGATCTTACATAACCGGTGACGTGCATGATCTTATTGCTGACGTTCCTGATCCTGCCACCACGTACTTGACAATCAACAACGTTCAAGAAAACGAGCAAGCATATTATCTATACTTTGGTAATCAGACCAAATGGATGGGATGGGAGCTTGCATGGGTGAAAAACTCAGCAGTCAAAGACAAGTACAACAATGATGCCATGTTCCGCGCTATTCTTTGGGATGGTAACGAAGCAGAATTCCGCTCGTACTTCAACATTTCCGCAGACGACTCGAATGATGGTAATGATGGAGATAATGGTGACAGCGAAATTCCATCCGCTGATCTTGTTGCATTACAAACACAGGTGAACGAGCTTGAAGCGATTGTCGCTGATCTTTCAAACAAGATGAATGCTATCGTGGAATGCGGGATCACTATCTCGAAGATGTAAAACACCATATATATATATTAAATGAAAATAACCCGCATGAGAGTGCGGGCTTTTCATTTAAGAAATTTCAATATTGACAGAGATAGTCCTATTAATTATAATTAATTAAATAGAATCTATAAGGAAAACGAACATGAGAATGATTATATTTATTATGTTAGCCATCTCGCTGTTAGTGCCAGCACAAGAGTTGGCCGACTATTGCGTTGTGCCGTATTCTCCGCAAATCGCTGAATTTGGGGCTCCGGTATATTCTTATCCCGATATGTATGCCGAGATTGTCGGCAGAAAATTTCCCGGAGAGGAAATTCGCTTATTCGGTGAGCTTCGTGAGTGGTGGTGGGTTTATGGGGGATGGATCGAGAAAAGAAACTGTATCCCCACCTGGAAGATATACATGCCATCAATCACAAAGAGATAGAATATGAGGAAAATAAAAATTGATTGGGAGTTAGTTGTAATTATGTTCCCCGCAATATTTTGGTTGACTTTACTGATTGCATTAATTATCTTGTTGTGTGTATCTGGTAAAGACATTATTTATCTTATATATTGGAGTTAGCGATTATGAATGATTTATTTCAAGAGATTGGTTTATCTCTTGACTTCGCCGATGAATTTGACTTGCAACAGCGGCGTGACGAGCGCATGAAACTTTGCATGAAAATGGCACATATCCGCGAGTTACCGTCCGGTGGTCGCAAGATAACTTACTGGCGCTGTAAAGATCCGCGCTGTGATAATTGCAATAACTACAAGGGTGAGCAGTACCGCAACCGGATGCTCAGGGTTCTTGAAGAAGGCCGCACGCTGTATTGTACCTACTTATTTGGTGACGCGGCCAAGAAACTCGTCAGGAGGCTACGCAAAGATAACTACCTGAGATTACCACAGGACAATGAGTTATCTATTATATTCTTTACAATGCCAGAAGGAAAGAAATCGCTTGCTGAGGAATACTTCAAAGAGGATGTGATGGAACTTGATTGGACCGATGCCGTGAGATCACGCGGAAGCTCCATCATATCCGGTAATCTAGGAAAAGAAAAAGAAGAAGAACCGGATACCGGATATATTCTTGTTGAGGCAGAGGATATGGTCGCTGGCCCTATCCAAGATGTGATCCAGGCTATCGTGCGAACAAGCACAGGGGTTATCGCATGGCAAGATCCAGAGGACGTAGAAGAAAACAACCGCTTTCGCCGCCACTATAACGCCGAGTTGCTAAAAAATCTCAAACTACAAGGATGCCGGGTATTATATACGGTTGAGCATACCATATATGTACCGGACCTAAAGATAAACTTCTTCGAATTTGATCGAGATGAAATTCCGAAAAAATAGATGCGCCGCGCATATTTAAATATATAGAAAAGTTTTGCATTTAAATAGAGAGAGCGGCGGATCTCCATTGTCCGCCGCTCTGGTATTTTCTTAGTGTTTCAGCCGTTTATTCTTACGGCGCTCGAAGAAGAACCCGAACGTTCCAGCGCCTCCACCGAGTATGATGATCGCAAGGCAGAGACAGCACTCAATCATTAGCTTCTTCCTGTTGTTCTAGCTCTGCGAGTACTTCCTTTTCAGCCTTTTCTTTCTCGGCCTTCTCGATCTTTTCGTTCTCGCGCTCAACTGCCTGGGCCATGAAGTAGAATGGCAATCCATCGCTCTCATCAGGTTCTCGGTAGTTGTTGAGTTCTATTTCCATACCGCCATATACCCAATCAGCGATGCTCTTTGACCACTTCTCGGAGTTCCACGTTCCCTTCTGGATAATCTCGCCATACTTCTTCATGATTTCCATCTTTGCGGTTGGTTCGGATACAGCAAGTGCATGAACAACCTGGAAATCCGAGTAACCGCATACGCTCGACCACCGGTTGCATGATGAGTCCGGGTAATCATCTCTGGCAACGAAAGTGTCTGATCTTGGATCATAAATCACTTCAATCACGCTGTTTTTCCGATTCAGAAGATTGATGACAGAGTTTGGATCATCTTTTGTGGTATAGCTGGACTCGTCATACAGGCCCTTGGAGAGCATCCGGTACATATTGAATAGCAGGTCGATGTCATCGTTGTCAACTTGTAGATTGCGTGTTGAAAATTCGATGGTATCCAAGTACCAGACTTGCCACCTTTTTCTCTCGCTGGACAGCCATGTGTTCCACTGTATCTTGAGCGGCCAATTTGGAACGTATGAGCTATTGAGTGTGTTGTAGTATGACGTGAACAAGAGTTCGAGCGTCATATAATCCTGGTTGCGCGACTTATACAGTCCACCGCGCATGTAAATATTCTTTTGTTTCGGCATGATCTTTCTCCTTATTCCTGGTCAAAAAGCAAGAATACGAACGTATCGTTGAAAGCTAGAGTTTTACATACTCCCCATGCCTCAACAATATCGCCATCTTCTTCACGGATGAAGAATGAGCGAAACTCATACGGTAATCCCATGTCTGTGAACATGGGCGAGAGCCGGTCCTGTAGCGCCTCAACCTCTCTGGTGGTGTTGACGTGTACCAGAGTATTGAGATGGACGCTCTTGACTGCCCCGAGCCGTTTGAACTCGATGATCTCGCTACCTTCGCGCCTGGATTCTTTGATCATCGCTTCTTCGTTTTCATCTGGCGGGAAGTAGTAGCTCATGTTTACGATCTTTCTGATAAGTAATCACAAAGATGTTTTGTGCCACGCAGAGCGCGATCATGGGCCTCTTCGTAGTCTTTGACAACAAGACCCCATTCAAGGCTACTGATGATCCAGAAAAATGCTTGCTGTACATTGCCCGGATTGAGATTGCGCACAACATTGCGCACAGTATCGATTGCGAGCTTGAGTTCATCTTTGCTTGGCGCGGTTGGACTCTGTGTAGCAAGTCCATTTTCAACCACAACCCTTACGACCACTTCTTGCTTACCCATCTTTTATGCTCCTTTCGTATATGAGTACCGGATTGTACCCACATGAGAGCGCACCGAACTTTTGCTCAATGCGCTCCTGCATAGGTCAATCTTGTTTATACCCACCCCAAGTCAATACTGCCACCGTCTTGATCTTGCTTCCAGCGATGGGCCAGTCCAGTACTTCCATGAGCTTCAATATCCCAATTGGCAAGCAGGGATTTTGTACTCCCGTAGTTGACTGCCGTATCATCAACCGTAAGATGGAAGAAGTCTCTCTTATGCCATATAGTGATCATAGTGCCTTTGCAAAGGCTTGACCGGTTAGCGATATCGTAGTAGTAAACCTCTCCCTTTCTCCATGCCGCCACCTCTTTGAATTCTTGTCCTGACCATGTGAGCGCAAATACGTGGGTGTACTTGCTGGCCGCGTACTTGAGTGTGTCCTCAATCCACTCCCTGTTTATGGAGTCGAGATAGAACAAGGCCGAATAAGTATTCCAGCCAAAGATGTGAAACGGCGATGACTTATCGGCGTCATCATCCATCACGAAAGCGCCGAATTCAGTATAGTTATCTCTTACCCATTCGGCAATATCCTTTATAGCTTGTTCTGACATTGTAATCTCCTTTTGTCAAATGAATTTAACCCAAAAAAGGGCGAGATCCGTAGACCCCGCCCAATCTTGGTTAAGATGTTACTTTTTCAATGAGCCAATCTTGGAAATCCTTTGGCCTGAAAACTTTGTCAATGGCTTTATGCTCATCGAGAAAGTAAAGGAATGGTATCTCAGGAAGTCCGTATCCCGTATACAGGAACTTGAGCGAGAACCTATCTTCCATGTTCAACGAGATCGAAAGCGTGAGTCTCAGTCCAAGGCTGGCGGCCACGTCTTTGAAGTTGTTGTTGATGTTTACCCTATCTTGGTTAGCCGCATTTCGAGCTTCTACGAACCCCGAGAATTCTTTACATTCTCCATAATCATACGAGCGAATGATGTACTCTTTTACTGTTCTATTATTCATCTTTCACCTTCTTGTTGAACGGTTTGAGTGCTCGTTCAATCCAGATCAAGATCATAGCCTCTGGCTTGTCATCGAGCGCGAACCAAGCCGCCTTGATAAGACAGAATGCGATATGAAACATAGTCGGCCAAGCCATAGCCAGCTTGTTTGGCAGGATGCGGCGGCACAAGTTAGATACATCGCGGTAATTCTCGCCGCTGTTCTCGATCCGCCCATCGAATTCTTCTGGAATCGAGTGCTGTGCCACCCATTTTCTGCTTTCTAATGCGGCATTGAGTTCATCAGCGCCGAGTTCCCACAGCATCTTAGCGGCCTCTGGATGCTTGTAAGTGAAAGCCTCTGCAAGATAATCGTAGAAGTACTGATTATCGCACATGACCTCAAGCACCAGCTTGACCTTTTCCTCATCGAGCGAGAGTATAGCATCAATCGCCTGTTGCTCAATGGTCTGGTATGATACAAATTTATCAGACATTTCTTGCCTCCTTCTTGTGGTTGAATAGAATAGGTACACCAGTGAGATCAACCGAACTCCCACTGATATACGGGGGAGCGCCCTCAAACGCTCCCCCATTGTCTTAGAACGTGTGGCGATAAGCCACCATTCCATCTCTCCAAGTACCGGCGTTGGCATATTCAAGAAATCCTTCACGCTGTAACCGGTCAAGCATGTTAGAGAACTCGTGCCAGTCGATACCCTTGCCATAGGTATGATAGTAAGCCTGGGCTGCTTTCATTCCATCAAGATGCTGTCCCTTTTTTGCAAGGTCCAGCACGATTACAATCATCCTCACGGTTTGCTCGTCCATCTTATCCTTTCGCAAGTGCTACAATGCAGAGTATGATGACGATTACACACAAGACGATACCGAACGTTGCGGCGAGTATCGCGTATTGGCACGCACTCGCCATACACGCATCAGTACCGCCAGCGGCCATGATTGCCGAGTTGATCACGTTCGAGAACACCACACAGAAGATCATGCAGATTGCGGCGAGTAAAACTACCATAAACTTAGGCATGGCTCACCTGTCCGTGTAGCATGGCGCACCGATCTCGCAACCGGTTACAAACCAGTTTCCATCCTCAAAGGTCTGGATAGAGCGATGGTCTGACTTGCGCATCAACTCGACTACCGCTTGTTCCTGTTTGGTCAGGCGGTACATATCTTGCCGCGTAAGGCTAAACGCGAGCATAGCCGCGATGACTATGCACAGCAAGATAAAAAGAAAGAAATTGTTCTTCATGTTATCTCCTTTTTTGGATGCGAATATAGGATACGATAGAGCGAGTCATCCATGCCTCGCTCTAGCATATGGGGGAACGAGTCCCCCAAAGTTTTTATGACTTATCGATTGGCTTCCATAGTCCGTCAAAGATGACAGACTTTCGTTCATCATCGGTGAGCAGGTAGTTTAGAAGTGCCATGATGTGCTTGTATCGTGCTGATCCAAGTGGAATAATCTCGCCACGCGTAGCGATAAGTTCCTGATTTTGGTCATATATGTCTCGTCCGATGCGTATCGTATCTACGAATCCCCATGCCGGGAACTCGGTAGTGTAGCACAAGTCCGCTGATCTCATCGAGATCATAGCTCCATTATCTGACCCAAGAATTTCATCGCGGTACTCAACGATATTCTTGAACACGTTTCTCATTTCCATGATCTCGTCATCGCTTGCACTATTGCTGACAAAGAAGTGATAGGCAATCGCTTGGTCTGTCACGCCAGCACAAAACCACTTGGTATCAATCCCGGTATCGATATAAACCATGCGTGCAAGCTCAGTACCGCTGATCTCCCAAGCGCCACGGCGGACTACAACCAAGCACACGTACTTGTGTTTGGCAAAGATCATGCCGTTTATGGTGGGGGATGGGACTGGAAAGCGAGATGGCAAGCAGAACTCGTGGTGATTGATCCACATATCCTCAAGATAATGACGATACCGATCCGGCACTCTCGAAGCGAACTTTTCGGAATCGATCTTGAGATTAATACCGCTCTCCGGATCAAATCTTTCGTCAACAACTACCATATTCTCGCCGCGATTGACGACAACAAGATTGAGAAGAACGATCTCGAACTCAGTACCACGTGATTGAATGGGGATACCGAACAAGTGTGAAAAGACGAGATCTTTTGTTGCTTGTACGGCATATCCTACATACTGCTCAGACATTTGAATCTCCTTATAAGTTGATTGTGAGAGAATTCTCACGCGCTTGCGCACAATCGAAACGCAAGCGCGTGAGGGGGATGGATCAAGTATCGATCCATCCCCATTCGCTTACTTACCTATTCTTCCACACTTGCTCGGATCAGCCTAGCTTACGCTGGCGGACCGGCGCTTGGTGGGTGCTGGCGTTGACTCGGGCGCGGCCTCGACCTCAACAGGTTCTTCGGTAGGTTCTTCGGCAGGTTCTTCAGCAGGTTCTGTCTGAGTTTCAGCGGCCTGTTCGGGCTCGGTTTCAGCCTTGGGCGCTGGCACTTCTTCCGGGTAATACGCCGCCAGGAACTCAAGTTTCTTGCCCTCGGTCTTAGCCACCATCGCGGCCTGGACCTCATCAGGGTTCAACATGAGCTTGACTGCCCACTTGCTGATGAACTCAACATCGTTCTGGCTGATGGCTTGGCTCTGGATATCGAGCATGGCCTGTATCTTGTCAGCCTTCTCGCTCGAATAGTTTTCCAGGTTCCAGCCCGCGCCGTAAGGGTTGCCTTCCGGGTCAAGCTCAACAGCATCCAGAACGTACTTGCGCGAACCGCGCATGAACTGGTACAGAGTATTGCTCTGGTAGAGCATGGCCTCTTTGTTGCTCACGAACTCGTTGTCCTTGACGCTGAACCGCGCCTCAGATCCCAACTCGTCTCCGAAGTGGAAGATGATCAGGCCGGACTCGACATCGAGTTGCAGGGATGCGGTCTTTTTCTTACCGCGTTTTCCACCGCTCGATCCAGTGGACCGAGTGCGCTCAACCTTGGGCTTACCCTGGTTGATGGCCGCACTCAGACGAGTGCGGAGTGTGCCATTCCACTGCTTGCGCTGTTCGTTGAACACCATGCTATTGACGGCGTTCCACAAGCCGGAATCCCAGTACTCAACGCGGTCTTCGCCGCTCAGTCCCTGAGATTCAGCCCATTCTTTCACGAATGCGCACGCCTCTGACCCGATCTTGCCACCCAGGTCTTCCTTGCTTAACACTACGGTTTTGACACTACTTTCTTGAGACATTGAATTTCTCCTTGGCTATTGGTTGCCACCCTCTAAGTTGTATAGATGGTACAGGATTGTACTCATCTGAGGGTGGGCGAATAAACTTGCTAAAATTCGCCCACCCCCGCATAAGTCAATCTACTTGACCTCATCGCCTTGCGGGTCGATGTATACCTCATCGGTTGAGATCACAAAAATATCGCCGAGTGTTTCGCGGGTGATCTTGATCCTGAGTGCGTCATCATTTGACAGTGGCATTTTGAAGTCTTTATAAGATCCACCATCACCCACACACAGCCTGGTATGAGGATAGCCCGTTCTCGTTTTGTAGCTCATGGTGAATCCGCACACCGGACACTCATGACTTTCTGAGCGCGTGCGCCACTTTCCTGAGTCCCCGAAGAAGGTTTGACTCCGCACGGTCTTTAGGATACCGACCTTGGAACCGCACTCTTTGCATACAGAACCATGATAAGTTTCGGATGGTGTATACTTGATGATCTCGATTGAGATACACCGAGTCCCATCACCTGTAGAGCACGATGTGTTTTCATAGAGCAACGCATCGCAGTTCTCACAAGTGCGCACGATCTTGGACACACGCGTACCGCACTCAATCGAGTTGATGGTATGAGCATACGCATCCACATCTTTCATACAGTTATAGCAGAACATGAGATCCTCCTTAAGATTTATAGATATAGTGCCAGATTGCACTTATCTGAGTATGCCCGGAACAAACAAGCTCCGGGCAAGCCCACGTAAGTCAATCGAATGGGAACAATGGGACGGCCACAATCTTGCCGTTCCAGGTATCGACCCATGTTTCAAGGTGTACATCAAACCGTACATACTCGTTTGATGTCTGTTTCGAGAACTCATCCAGGAATTTCTTATCATCTTCCGACAGCGGGTACATGAGTTCAACCGTAGCCTTGTAGTCCCGGTTATCGATGTACTCAAGCAGTACGCACTTGCTGTAGGTATGGGAACTTGACTCGCGGATAGATCCGCACACGCATTCGCATGACTTAGTGATCGTGAGCTTATTGCCATTGAAGTCATGAGATTCGCTGTAGATGTGAGTGGTGATGGTATCGCACTTGCCACAGTGAACAAAACGCGGTGAGACAAAATGAGATTCCTTGTAGTCCCGGCTGGCGAACGTATAAGTCGCCAGAGCCTCACCGCACTCATCACAGTGGATGGCCCGGTACTTGGTTATATGGTTTTCGCAAGTAATCTGAAACTGTGTTGAGCTTGTTTTCACCGGGCGCAAGCACTTAATACACGTCATCTTATTTTTCTTAGCCATTGTTTTCTCCTTAAGATTGGTTGAATTGAATAAGACACAAATGAGTGCAACCACTGACACTCATTTGTGAATGGGGGAACTTGCGCTCCCCCCTATTGTGTTACTCGTCCTGGCAGTTACCGTTGCCTTTCTTGGTCAGGTCACAGTAACCTTCCGAGTAATTCCCACCACCGTTGTTCTTATAGTTTCCAAGATGAACACGGTTATGATGCCGGTTCTTGGGCTGATCCTCACCGTGATTGCCGGTATCCGAGTTATCATCATCGCTCGTATCATCCGTGATCACCGGATCTTGCTGAGTTGGATCTGCCGGGCTGATGACTACCACTGGATCTTGTTTGTCCTCATCGCGGTCACCACCACCGAGATTAGTCTGCTGGCTTGGTGGGCATGGCTCGAACGCGCTCAAAGGCAATCCGCCACCCTCATCGATATCGATCATCTGAGCAGACACCGAGCGAATACCCGCGCCCAATCCGAGCGCCACTACAACAACGATTACGCTTGCTACAATATGTTTCACCTTACACTCCTTAAGTTTGTAGATCGATGCAAGATTACATCCATCTGAATATGCCCGGACTCGTGCTATTGTCCGGGCAAGTCCACAGGGATCAATCTAAATCTTATCGATTTCCTCAACCGCGCTGTTGATTAGGAACTTGACATACTCGGGATCTGACTCGTAGATCAAGTTCTGGATAGCAACCGCGAGTTTATATGCGGCTTGCAGGTTATGGTTGCCAATTGCGTGTTGAGCAACCGAGTTATTCACTAGCGCTTGCTGAATTTCTTCAGCCGTCTTATACAATGGGAAAAACTCACCGGCCATGTTATGACTCCCTTATGAGTTCAACGACATCATCAATCGAGTCAAACTGTTCGCTCAGATCATTCTCGTACCGGTCCAGACCGAGTTCTTCCAGCAAGCGAACAGCGTTCGATGCTCGGTTCTCGGAATACACTACCGCGCAAGCCTTAACCATGACCAGAAAATTGCTCGCCGGTCCTGATTGCGGATCTTGACTGCTCTTAATACTTGAATGGTTATCGCCAACGAGTATCATCTTATCATCCTCCTTAACTATTGGTTCTTATATCGGACTCACACCGACACCATCCGGGGGAAGATCCCCCGGCATTGACGAGTTATACTGCTCGTTACAGTTTAATCAGGATAGAGCATGATCCAGCACATGCCATCTTGATAGCACTCGTAGAACACGAGTCCGCTGTTGATTGAGTGAATAGTATTATACATACCCCAAAAGTCATCTTGGTACACCCATGTCCAGGTTCCTATTCGCTCGTACAGGTATGTTTCGCCAGTCCATCTATTGCACTCGTAGAGTATCGTGTCTCCGTTGAGCATCATATCAACGCCCATATACGGATCAACCCTGCTGATGATAAGATCATCATCAAGTTCTGGATCATAGTCCACGAACTCGGTATACCGATTGTCGCCGACTATTATGACATTTGACTCGTTCGAGTTGCGCATGACAGCGGGCATATACACTGTATACTCGGGTGAAGCCGCCCAAGCGTCAATGATTCCCCAAATGCACAGCGCACCAAGCGCGATACATACTGCAATGATCAAGTTTTTCACAATGACCTCCTAAGTCTGGTTGGTTTGTATGCCGGACTCACACCGGCTCCGCCAAGAATGGCATAGACGAGTTATACCGCTCGTTACGGTCATGCCTGGATGATGACCCTACCGCCTACGAGATCCTATCCCACGCCCATGATCTCACCGCATATCACTATGGGGTGAGGATGAGCGCGTGCCAGCATCCCGAGTATCGGGTGATCTTAAGCGTCATTTCAGCGGTAGCAGACCGATTGATTTTTCGAGTTAGGGTTGTCTGGCCCTGCTCGTAACCTATACCACCGGCAGTCTCACTATAGACGCCTTACCAAGCATAGTGCCTATCGCCGCACTAAGCGCATGGGACTTCCCCATGATGACCGCATGACCGCACGCACTCGACCGCACGGAACGCCACCAGCGCTCACGTACACTTATACCGCGCATGGTGGCATACTATCGAGTTTGTGGGTATTTGTTAATGTACACTATATAAGAATTCCGCATTCTTATACAGTTTAGAACGTTCTAAACTCATACTGTATTTTAGAACGTTCTAAACTGTATATAATGGCTGGCGCTGGCTATAGTTTAGCTGGCTGGCTGGCATAATTTTAGAATGAACAAACTCCCCTAAAATTTTAGGGGAGTTTGTTCTGGCTGGCTGGCGCTGGCGCTGGCTATTATTCCGCTGGCGCTGGCAATGGATTCACTGTCATCATTTCATGATTGTTTGGCTGGCTGGCTGGCACCGGGGTATTGTCGACTGCATCCTTAATATCCGCTGGCGCTGGCTGGCTGGAATCTGCTGGCGTGGAGTGTTGTGCGATATCCGTTTTATCCGCTGGAGTTTCACTGGCTGGCGCTGGCTGGCTGGCTGGCGCTGGCGCTGGCGCTGGCATATATTTTGCAATGAAGTCATCCGTGATTCGTTGGCTGGCTGGCTGGCATTTCAGTGTACCGGTCATATATGCGATTGCATGTTTCGTGATGAACTCCGTATCACTGGCATTCTGAGCGAGTTTCATTATTTCATCTAGTGCGGATTTTTCGTTTGTTTTTTCACTGGCATAATTACCGAGTTTCCATCCGCCTATAATGGGGGTGAATTCTGTATCGCATTCAATACCAGATAACAAATATCCAGGCATATCATTGGCAAATATTGCCAATTTTTTCGAGTATAGTTTGATTGTCGATAGTGACAATTCACTGATTTTGTTATTGCAAACGTCAATCGAGACCGTCATTATTTCAGGCTCACGTGCTAAAATCAGTGTCACTATTCCAGATTCCAGGTTTAGGACAAACTCAAACTTTTTTGAATTCCGGTTTGGTTTGTTTTGGCGGTTTGCTGGCTGGCTGGCATTCTGTGTTTTCGTGCTACCGGATAATGCGCCTGTTACCTGAACGCGGAGAGTTCCATTCCAATTACCCTTACCGTTTCGCGCATCCTGGTTAAAAACGATAGATTTTGCGGAATTCTGATATCCGGTTTTTACGCCATTATTCAAATATTCCACGATATCTGACTCGGTGAGTTTGTGTTTCGCTACAAACTCAACCAGAATCTTATAAGCATCATTTCCGCGTTTGTCGCCAAACTCAGCAACATCAAATTGTACTGTTCTTACTTGATCTGTAGCCATTTTGAGTCTCCTATAAACTCATGAAAAAGTGAACTAAATTGAACTCGATTCCGCGAATCGAGTTGAGTATCGTTATTCCTGTAGCATCCAAACTCGCGATGCAAACAAGAATGATCAAAATTGCCAAACACGCTAGTAAAAATTTTCCCATCTCAAACTCCTTAAGTTATAAAAATATGCGGTTTTTCGGACGTTCCCAGAATAACACAAAATAGAAGAGAGGATGAAAATTGCCAAAAAAATCACCCAAATGTCACTGTTCATCATCACCCTCATACAAATTACACATGACTTTTGTCACTAGAAAAATCTATTACATTTGATATGTATAATGTGACATCGTATAATGTTTGTATAATGTTGTTCTTATATATAACGTTATACATATATAAGATTAGTATACAATTTCGTATATATTTAAAAAACGTCACAGAAACGATTCTTAGCGATTTTATACGATTATAGGATATCCAATATCTATATGGCTATAAAATCGTTATAAATGGCCTTATAGCGCACTACAATGCCAGTTTATAGTGCGTTATAGTTGAATATAAATGATTATATATGTATATGAATATGATATTGATTACCTTATATGATTGTGTGATGGCGGCAGCAGAAAAATCATGACACGTCAGCAGAAAAATCCCTACAATTTCTATCATAATTATAATCATTGACTATTGCGATAATTGTTATCAATAATATAATTAATTGGGTAAAAAAGGTAAAATTTATCTAAATTGTTGGGATTCGGTAAGGTTATTCCCTCACAAACGCGCCTCTATTTTTCAAAAAAGTTAGGGTGAAGGTGTAAAGTGAGAGTAGATGATAGAGGAATACCCCCCAGGGGTATTGACAAATCGGATAAAACTCGGTATAATAGGGTGGGCGGCGGGGGATCTTATATGTAAGGATTGACATATTATAGTAAGAAAAAACTATGTCAAACTCAGCCAAACTCTATCCAAACTACAGTGAAAAACAGACAAAGTGTGCTAGAATATACACAAAGTAGATACACACAGGAGCTTAGTTCATTATTGTGTGTCTTTCGACTATACGAACAGGAAGATTAGGTATGCCAGTAAAATATACGGCGAAGCAAATTGAGGTGACAGATCGAAAAGCTAAGGCGATTGAACTTAGGGCAGTTGGGTTGAATTTCCGCGAGATCTTGGAGGAAATGATAGCTTACTTTGGGGCCGATAAGTTGCCAGCGTCTTATGATGAGCGTTATGTGTGGCGCGATGTCAAGGACTCGCTCGAAAAGAGAAAGGCGCTGATGTTGGAAACGGCTCAGGATATGACTTTGATAGAACTTGACCGGCTTGATAAATTACAAACTGCCATCATGCCTGGTGCGCTTAGAGGGGATCTAAAGGCTGTGGACCGGGTATTGAAGATCATGGCGCAAAGGGCGCAGTTGATGGGCCTCAATCAGCCAGCGCGGTCAAAGGTGGAAGTGAGCGATTGGAGAACTCAGGTGCTTGATCTTATTAAGAATGGGACCATATCGGTGTCCCAAGCGGAGGATGAACTTGGAAAAGATGTCGTTGCAGGATTACTTAACGCCGGAAGCGAAGATGTCATTGAAGGCAAGTTTACTGCTGGATAAATTTGCTGATAAGACATCATTTATTTCGGAAGCAATACAAAAATGGCCTGACCGCCATCTTCATACGGAGGATCTACAGCCCATTCCATTTCATAAGGCTCAGAACCTGATATATGATAGCCTGTGGCGTATGCTGGTGATGAGCGCCGGGACACAGAGCGGAAAGACTAGCTTTGGTCCCTGGTGGCTGTTCAATGAGATATACGGGGAGCATGGACGTGGAAGCGGAGACTACATCGCCGTTACCAGTAGCTTTGACTTGTTCAAGTTGAAAATGCTACCATCCATGCTTTCGGTGTTTGTAGATATATTCGGAGTTGGACGCTATTGGGGCGGCGATAGAGTGATCGAACTGGCAGACCCTATATCCGGTAAATTCTTGGCGCAACGATCCACAGACCGAATGTGGGGGCGCATTATTCTAAGATCGGCAGATGCACTCGGCGGCCTTGAAAGCGCCACTGCCAGCGCCGGTTGGCTCGATGAATGCGGACAGGACCGCTTTACTTTTGATGCCTATAAAGCTATCCGCCGAAGGCTGGCGCTTAAGCAGGGCCGGATGCTGATGACCACAACACTGTATAACATCGGCTGGTTTACTCAACATATCATCGATCCAGCCGTAGCAGAAGGCATAACAGATTTTGAACAGATGGGAGAAGCAGAACTTGAAGTTACAAATTCAGAGAAAAAGAATATCCTGGTTGTCCAGTTTGACTCTATCCTTAACCCCGCGTTCCCGATGGAGGAATACGATGAAGCCCGCCGCCTCTTGCCGGACGAAGAATTCCAAATGCTCTATCGCGGAAGAAAAGGAACACGCCGGTTCTTGATCTATGACTCATTTGATCCAGAACGGCACACCATTAAGCCGTTTCCCATTCCCTCAAGCTGGCGAAGATATATTGGCCTTGACTTCGGTGGATCTCACATGTGCGCTATGCACTACGCTGAGGAACCTGGAACAGGCGTTCTATATTGCTACCGGGAGTACCTATCCGGGAACAAGACCATCGAGCAGCATGTTAAGGATATTATGAAGTATGAGGAACATATTCCTACGGCCTACGGCGGCGCACGCTCTGAGGATCAGTGGCGTGCTGAATTCAGCGCACACGGACTCATGGTTGCCGCGCCAGCCACAGATGACGTAAATATGGGCATTAATAGAGTGTATGCTTCGCATAGTAACAATGGCATAATATATTTCAATACGCTTAGTGGTATACTTGATGAGAAGGGTCGCTATCGAAGGAAACGCGATAAACTCGGTAATTCTACCGATGATATCGAACAAAAGAACACTTTTCACAAGCTTGATGCGGAGCGGTATCTCATAGCAACCATAAGACCCGGTGGCGGAACGCGCATGAAGATCATTACTTTAGGAGACTATACGAATGGCTGATATGATGGATCAAGCATTAGCCAACACAATCCAATCTCAGGTGAGCGAAAACCCCTATATGGGGAATCCCGTTTCTCTCCTGATGATGATGGCAAAGACAAACGATATCGTTTCTCCCTGGTGGAGTCGAAAGCGCGACATGGATCTCAGAGCGTTCGTGAAGGGATCGGATCATGTGTCCGGCGCTGTTTACAATATGGCCGCAAAGATGACTGCCATTCCTGTGAAAATTGAGGCACGCGACAAATCGATCAAGTCTCATGTGGAACTCGCTGAACGGATGACCGATGTACTGATCAACGGATCTCAGTTTGGTGAGGGGTGGGCCGCGTTCTATAGCAGGATGGTTGAGGATCTATTTACTCAGGATAACGGCGCATTTGCCGAAGTAATTGGGCCAGGAGATCCAGCCGGGCCGCTCTCGGGACTTCCATATTCGGTTGCTCATTTAGATTCGAGCCGTTGTACTCGAACCGGTAACGCCGAATATCCGGTTATCTATGAAGATGTCAGCGGTAGGCTTTATAAGCTCCACTGGACCCGTGTTATTATGATGAGCCAAATGCCATCAACCGATGCAAGGATGAATGGCGTTGGTTACAGCGCAGTGAGTAGAGTTTTGAACGCCTCTCAGAATCTTGTGGATATCGCTGTCTATAAGCAGGAGAAACTTGGATCACGCCCACAACGGCAGATGATGATTACGGGTGGCGGATTAGATCCAGAGGATATTATCGCCGCTGTGCAACTCGCAGAGAATACAATGCGACAAAGAGGATTTCAGCGCTTTTCAAAGACGATTGTGGCAGGTAATCGCAACATCCCTGATCCTAAACTCGAAACTGTGGATATGGCAAGCGTGCCAGATGGATTTGACGAGAAAGAATCCACCACGCTTGCGATGGCTGTGATTGCTGACGCGCGCGAGTTGTTCCCGGTTATGGACTCTGGATCTACTAAGGCGGATGCTATTGTCCAGCACATGAAACAGCGCGGCAAGGGGCCGGGACAAACGATTGAGATTACCGAAAAGCAGTTCGATAACAAATTCCTGCCCAACGACAAACTGTATATGACCTTTGATTATCAGGATGATGCTCAGGACCGCCAAGTTGCCGAAATTCAATCCATCCGCTCTCAATCGCGCCAGCGCGATATTATCGATGGTGTGACTAATCAGCGCGTGGAACGGCAGAGAATGATGGAACAGGGCGAGCTTTCTCAGGCGCAGTTCAATGAATTGGAGCTTGAGGATGGACGCCTTACAAATGGGCTGAATGTGACTATTTTGTTTGACTCGGATGATCCGGCCTTTGTTTCAATGCTCAGTGGGACAACCGAAGCTAATTTGGAACAGAAGAAATCTGATATCTCAAAGATCATATTGTCGTCCAGGGACGCAGAACTTATTCGCAAGGCGCGTCAGGCGCTTGCGGCAATCTATTGGAAACTCGAAAAACCAATGGAGGAAGAAGAAGAATTGATGCGCCAAACGGTGATGAATCAACCAACTGGTAGAGCTAATCAACCGAACGGAAAACCGGACACTTCGTATAGTGAAGAACGCTTTGGGCGTAAACTTGGCGCTGATGAAGCAACGATACGCGGTGATCAGCAGAGCGATGCGAATGAGGAATAATA